AATTATTAGATTTAGTAGAATCGGACTCTTTTTAAATTTTTATTAAAAATTAGTGTTTATTATGTTAATATGATCTCAGGCCTTAGTATTATAACGTTATAAGGAGGTGTACATATGGCTACAAATGCAGAAATCAAAAGAGAAGTTGAAGATCTTAAAAATCGTCTTGCAAGCTTACAATCCAGCAATTCTCGACTATTTGATGAGATGGCAGCGCTCAAGAGCAACTATAGTAACTTAGTTGAAGACATGAATGCTCGTCTTGAGGTAGTACATAACAAAATTTTTCGTAAATAAAAAAGAACCCTCAAGAATAAGAAAAATCATAGATACAATAAAAATGTTTCTATTAATAAAATAAGGAAAAATTATGCAACAACAACAAATGAGCATCGACTTAAAACAAGCGGAAAATGTTGGATGCGAAGAGTGTGGCCATTTATATTTCACCCCCGTAGCGATGATGAAAAGGCTTTCTGCTCTTGTATCTCCAACCGGACAAGAACTTAAATTTCCAGTTCAATGCTTCCAATGTGTCGAATGTGGTCATGTTTTAGAGCCACCAACCCCTCAATAAAAAATTAATTAATTTTAATACGTTAACGTTAAGTGTGGTGCGCTGGTCTATATATAATATGCCTTCACCACGCTTTAACGTTGGCGATTTAGTCCAGTTTGATTCCTTTGGTCATACCATAGGCATTGTAACTGATGTAAAAAACTCTCCTAGCTTTGATCCCCCTGAAAAAATAGCTGATGTATTGGTATATTGGTCTGATGGCATAGAATTCTGGTGTCTGGACTTTTGTTTAGTGATTGTTTCGAAATATAAAACTAATTAATACTAGTGATGAAACTTGATTTAAAAACAGCAATAATGATAAGCACTTTATTATTCACAGTGTCTGGCTTTTATTATACAACCATAAGTGATATTAATGTGCTATCATTAAAGATTCAAGCGCTTGAGAGCGAAAATCGCATGCAACAAAAAAGATTAGATTCACTAGATAAAAAAACAAACCGGTTGAATAAACAACTCAAGGATTTGAAAAAATGAAAAAATTATTATTAATGGCGCTCATGCTTTTGCTTGCATCGTGTGCTACAACAAGCGCTAAAAAATATTCCTATCTAACAATGGGTGAGGTTGAAGATAAGTGTAAACCAGATCAGTCGTGGAATATGAGTATACTGGGACTGAGATCATATGTTGTTCTAAGTCAAGGTTGTCTGAGTTTTGAGAGGCTCTTTATTATACGAATGGATAACGAATCATACACAGAAGAGATTCGAAATTCCACCATAGAAGTGCTAAAAGCGCATTTTATACATTTTGTTGATAGTAGGGGCTATTTTGAAGACGTTGAGTTAGGGCCTGGAAAAGTAAAGTGGTATCTTAAAAGACTTAAAACAGAGATAGATAAAGGTGTTATTACTCACTTTTTTGACCTAACTTATAAGAAAGCAGATCCCCAAAAGGGACAAAAATAAATAAAATTAAAGTGAGGATAAACAATGAAACTACTATTTGAAAATTGGCGAGAATTCTTAAAAGAAGAAAATGAAATTGTGAAGACAAATAACGCGGTGGTTATTTTTTCTGATTGGGCGAAGGGTCATATTGAAAAGGGACACAAAGAGCCGGGAAAGGGTTCAATATTTGCAGACTTTGATCTTTCTTTGGTTAATTCTGCTCTAGAACAAATTGAAATAAATCCAAACAAAGCAGTATATACCATTAGTGTTCCAAGTGTCGGTTATAACCTAGTTCTTCCAGACAACGAGGCATCACAATTGGAAGGTGCTCAAAAAACAGAAGTAGAAAAGGAAGAAAGACAGGGACCAATCACAGTTAATGCATATACGACTTCTCAACCACTAGAGAGCTTTAAAACGGATGAATTATCTGTTGTTATTAGACCAACAAGTGAATTACAATATGTTCCAGAGGATCTTCAACAAGATCCAGCGGTTACACAGGCGCTTGATCAAGGAAATTTATATTCCGTTCTTTCTGCATGGCCAGGAAGAGGAGATGTACCACCGGCCTCTCAATGGGGCGATGATTGGGCTGTTATTATTCCAGATCGAGCTATAGAGAGCGATGGGGAAGTTGTCGATGAAACTCCTATTTGAAAATTGGCGAGAATATTTGAAAGAAACTATAGAGAATCTTCTATGCCCTGCAGCAACTCAGGATCTGGAGCTTAATACTAGAAACAGAGACGCTGCAGTTCAAGCAGAGCACATTCAGTATGGACCTCTAAACGTTGATGAGCCTGGAGACTATTGGCAAAAAATTGCCGAGGCATGGAACACCTCAGAAAAGGCTGCGCAAAAGTCTTTGTGTGGTAATTGTGTCGCTTTTGATATTTCTCCTCGCATGAAAGATTGTATGCCCGGAGAAACCTCAGACAAAGATGGGGAACTTGGATATTGTTGGATGCACCACTTTAAGTGTCATTCTGCTAGATCATGCAGAACGTGGGCCAAAGGTGGTCCGATCACTGAAGATATTAAATCTGCAGAATGGCAGGAAAAAAATGAACGATGAAACTCCTACTTGAAAAATGGCGAAAGATTATAAATGAAGAAGTTGTTGATTTTCCAAGTGAAATTACAGCCGTCGAGCGCTATGCTAATTATATAGAGTATATAAATTTAGCAATTGAACAAATAATCTCTCTAGAAGAGATTTTTGAGAGACAAGGTTCAACCACAGAAGATTTAGTTGAGATTAAAGAAAATCTTATACAGTTGCGAGATGACGAAACGCTAAAATACGATATGGAGGGTTACGAATGAGATTACTATTTGAAAATTGGCGAAAATTCTTATTAACAGAAAAGCTAATGCTTAAGCCTGGGCCTGATGGGTGGGACAAGTATAAAGAATTAGTAGCAAAAGCTTATGATGAGGCTCCTATATTTGATGAGGGCGCCGTAGGCGCATTTGAAGCAATAGAGCCATTTGTGCATAAAATGTTTGATCGTATAATTGGTTTTGGAATTGATATTGATTTTGTTGATGATAATCCTTATGAGAGTTCCGAAGAGATGTGTAGAGATGTGTCTGAAAACAAGATATTAAGAATATGGAAAGGAGGCACAGATCATCAAATATTTGACGCGAAAACAAATTTAAAATTACGGGCTGTGCATGATTATATGACACATTGTCAGGGTGGAACTAGTTTTGACCTGCAGGGCGAAATTGCCTCTTATAATCGGCATATGAAGACCGTTCCTCCTTCAGCAGCAGGAGCTTTATTTACAGAAGTTGTAGGTCAGGCAGCATTTTTCCTTGATAGAGGATATTTCCCTCCACAAAAAATAGCTATTTTACCGGGGTTTGATTTTTTCAACGTTGGTGAAGTAGATCCAGAAATTACAGGATATAAATTAGATGCAGAAAGGAAGGAACTAGTTAAAGTAGGAGAATAAGAATAGTGAAACATCTTGAGGAAAACAATGAAACGTATATAAGCCACTTTTTGTTTGCTGGAAAGATTGGAATTACTTTAATGTTTCGTGGTGCTATTTTTTTATTGCATGCTGTTTTTCCAATATGCAAAATTCCTGCGCGGTTTAATCTTGAAAATACTGTCGACAAACTATATGATTGGTATGTACACACAATAAAGAGGAAAAGAAAATGAGACGCTTAACTATAATAATGTTAAGTGTGTTTTTTATTGGGTGTGGGCCTCAATATGCAAAAGACCCGAATGCTAATGTATTAGTTACAATTCAATACGAAGATGGGCCTGAGAGAATTAGGCTCGACGATGATTGTAAGCCTCAGTTAGATTGTACAGGGAAATCAGAGGCAGAATGTGCTGTTGCACTATATCACGATTCTGAGCGTTTTGTGAAGGAAGGTGAAAAATTAATTGCTAAAAAGCTATACTTATCTGCAAGGGTTGAATTTATGCAAGCTCTCACAAGACTTTCTGAAGCGGAAATAAGAATTGAAAGAGCTAAGTTAAACAACTATGAAGATTATAAAATTGTTATGCAATTTAAATTAGACCATAAAGTAAAACAAAGAATCATGTTCTGTGAAAGGTTAATACGTTTTACTCAGTGGCAACAGGGATAAAAAATGAAATTATTATTTGAAAATTGGAGGAAATACTTGAAAGAGGAAGAAATTCTTTACGAGAGGATTAATTTACTCTCTAGTAATAAAAGATTTGTTAACGATACCTTAGAAGAAATTGCATCAGAAGATCCTAGACGCCAATTTCCACTTTCAGACGAAGAACTAGAAAAAATAAAAAGTGTTGCGGGCCTTGATGGAGATCCAGATTTTTTAGGATCCGGCTCAAGAGGATCTGCATGGCAATTTGGTGATAAGGTTTTAAAAATCACAGCGGACAGTTCTGAAGCGCGTGCTGCTAATTTATTAATTGACAAAGAGCATCCAAATGTATATAAAATATTTTTAGTTGTGCAAAGAGACCCAAAGCACCTTGAAACGTTAAGGCATGCGCCATATATTGTTGTTTATGAATTATTAGATTATCCAAACAACGCCATGGTAGATACTACAAATAATTTATATCACAAGCTTAAAACAAATAATATTTTTTATAATTGGGATGAAAATTATTTAGAGAAAGCAAAAGGTTCGATGAGTGCTTTGTTGCAATATATTAACAAACATCCAGAATCTTTAGAACGCGAAGAGAAAAAAGGATCCGACATAAGACCTACTCTTGAAAATTTAGCTGCTCAGATTGGATTAGATAAACTTGAGACAAAATTATTAATCACTTTGTGGATTTTTAGCCGCGGTGCATACAACGATACTTTAGATAGCCCACTTAAAGCGTTGGAACATGTAAGAGAAATATTTGGAAGCGTTAAAACTAATTATTTAAACCAATTAGCTTTAGGTTTGACCTGGTTAAATAAGAATGGTATTAAATTTCCTGATTTAAAAACTTCCAATGTAATGGAAAAAGATGGTCAAATAGCTATCATTGACATTGGTTATTCACAGGTAAGAGAGAAGAAAAATATTCCAACGATTGGGGAACTATAAATGAAATTATTATTTGAAAATTGGCGACAGTATTTAACTGAAAATCAAGAAGAGAACAAGGCAACAAAATTTCCAGCAATTGTCACCTTCGATTTTGATGACACTTTGTCATTATCTCACTGGGGTGAAGAAGAAGATGATTGGGTCTACGACGGGCCTCATCAAGAAATGATGGATATACTAATGGATTATCACAGGAAAGGCTCTAAAATATTTATTGTTACCTCAAGACACAAAGAACTTCAAGACGAGGAGGGGAAATGGTTTAAACATCTTCCAAACACCAATCCCCCTAGAAAGTACTTTGAAGAATTCCAAATGCCAGTTTGGAAATTTGTTAAAAAACATGGATTGCCAATTCAAGATGTCATATTTACTAACGGAGAGGTAAAAGCAAAAGCTGAAGATGGCTTAATTGAAATAGGTTCGGATGTACATCATGATGATGATCCAGAGGAAATAAGAGCAGCTGAAGAGGCTGGAATTAAAGCTATTGTCTCCGATCCATATGGAGATTATAAAAGACTTGAAAAGGGTTTTGTAAAATGAAATGGAAAGATTATTTAGAGGAAAATATTGATCCGGATGACGTAGATATTAAAAATGTCGCGGTCAAAGATAATTTAGATCCTGTAATATGGGATGATCGATTAAATTTAAAGAATTATCTTGCGGAACATTTATATAAAATAGCCAAAGATTTTTTTAAAACATTGGATTTAGATTGGAACTTAGTTGAAGATGTAACTCTAACTGGATCTCTAGCAAACTACAATTGGTCTAAATATTCTGATGTGGATTTACATTTGATCGTTGATTATGCAGAAGTAGATGAAAATGAAAAGCTTGTTAAAGATTTTTTCAGAAACGCTAGCGCAATGTGGAATCGTACTCATAAAATAACAGTGAAGGGTCATGATGTGGAATTGTATGTCCAGGACTCAAAAGAGCCACACCATTCAACAGGAGTGTATTCTATAAAGTATGATAGATGGAATAACACTCCAACAAAATATGATCCACAAATAGATAAAGAATCATTAAAGAAGAAGTCTGCAAAATGGATGAACGATATTGATGAGGTATATGAACTGCTTGCAGTAAAAGATTATAAAACCGCAAATGAACAATCTGAGCGTCTTATGAAAAAATTAAAAAAATATAGACAAGGTGGATTAGAAAAAGGTGGAGAGCATTCAATTGAAAATTTAGTTTTTAAAGTTCTAAGACGTAATGACTATTTACAGAGACTCTCTAATTTAAGAATTGTATCGTATGATAATATGATGACTGTCAATGGAGGAATAGGAAGTGAAATTATCAAAATCAGTCTTAATGAAACTAATTAAAGAAGAGCTTGCAACTCTTTATGAATGACCTGAAAATCCTTTGGGGTCTCCAGAGGAAAGTGTTGTTATGATTGCCGAAGATGAAGACGAAGACGAAGAAGAGGTATAACTATGTGTTTAGTTTGTATTGAATATGAAAAGGGCAAATTAAAAATTAATGAGGCCCTCAGAAACATAGAAGAAATGAAAGAAGTTGTTGGTCAAGAACATTATGATGAAACTATGGCATTTCTCACTCAAGAATTGTTAAAAGAACAATGGAGTGAATATGATTTCGGTCGTGACATCGAAGATAGTCTCTTTGAATATGATTTTCATAGTGGCGATGATGACGACCCATGGGAAGAAACAGGGTTCGGGGACTAATGAAGTTTTTTGAAGGTTGGAATCGGTTCTTAAATGAGTCCGAAGATGTAGACGTTTATGCAAAAACCAAACTACAAAAGCCCAAAGGTCAGGAAATAGAAACTGATGAGTATGATGCGCCCTATGAATATGATGATTCACCCGAAAAATCAGCAGAAACATATTTTGGCAAAAGTCCTGACAATCTTCCGTGCGTAAGAGATCTTAGAGATCAATCAAAAGATGTTTTTCCTCCAGATTTTTATAAATGTATGGAGGCTGCAGGCTATACTAAACTTGGAGCAGGCTCTTTTAGAGCAACTTTCGATGTTCCAGAAAATCCTGAGCTAGTTTTAAAGATTGTCGGCCCTGCAAATAGCTATCCAGAACAAATAAGAAGCAGAGAGATGAACAAAGAGGAGGCTAAAGCCTCTTATCAAACCGCGTCTGAATTAATTCCTAAAGTTTACAATAGTGCTAAAGATTATTTTTGGATTATATCCGAAAAAGTGACTCCAATAGAGGATTGGAAGGCGATGCAGGAGTTTTTCCCCATATGGAAAGAGGAGCCTCTTGAAGAATTTCAATATTGGTTCCAAAAATTAATTGATTCTAGAACAATACCTAAAATTGCTGCGGAGCGAATAAATAAACGAGCAGAATATACAGTAAGTTATGGCGACGGTGAAGAATTGGTCAACGATCCTCTCATATTAAACATTCGTGACCTTCTAGCACAATTTGATTTACCTGCATGGGACATTAGACCACATAATGTTGGTTATGCTGTTAGAAATGGTCAAAAACAGTTTGTTATATTAGACCCAGGCTTTGAATTGGGGAAAGATGTCGGCACTATTAAAGGCCAAGCTGTGGATCCAGGAAGGGGAATATCAGCTATCTTTGACGATGATAAGAAATATGTTAAGACCTGGAGTCCAGAAGCTCGTAAGACCACAGTCGTAAAAGAGAATTTAAATAAAAATTGGCAACTTTTCTTAGAAAATGAAGAAAATGAAGAAAATGAAGAAAATGTAAAGGGTCCGGACGACTTTTTCTACGATATTTCGAAATCTCCGAACAAAATCACTATTAATGTGCTTGATATGGATAAAAACCCCGTTGATAGCAAGAAAAAAGACACAAAATCCTTTATTTCAATGGAAAAACGCACAGATGTGCCAAATTGGGAAGTTTCCTGGTCATCTTCGCCCGAAAACAGCAAAGAAGTGGGCAAAACCATGTATTTAATGGCTCTAGAGCTAGCTGAAGAGGGATTAGCGCCCGATTCTTACGAAACTAGCCCAGATGCACTTAAAATTTGGCACATATTCATGAAAAACAATGAATTTGGGGTTGAAAAGCAGTTAAAAGACGGTCATGAGGGTCAAGATGAGTCAGATCCCTTCAATTTTGTGTTTTTTAAGCCAAAAAGTGGCATTTTAGGCCAATATCAGCACCAAATTAACGAAAAAGAGGCAAAAAGTGACGAAAAAGCGGGTTTTGACCCCGAAAAAGAGGAAAAAGTCGAATATTTCGACCCAGAACAGTTTAATTGGGAAGATTTAGACGATATTGACGAACTATATGAGCGCTTAACCAGAGATAATGACACAGATATGGTCTCAAAGGTGATTATTGCCGATGATAGCGGCAAAATATTGATTTTAAAGCGCTCAGATAAGGGAAATATGTGGGATTTGCCCGGAGGACACCTAAAAAAAGGTGAAAATCCGCTTGATGGGGCCCACAGAGAGACAAAAGAAGAGACAAATCTTGATATTTCGGATTTAAGTGCCTTAAATACGCATGAAAACGTTCATTTTTTCAAATGTGGAGCACCAAAAGGAGATATATCACTCCAACCAGAGGAGCATACTGACTTTATGTGGGTAAATCCGAAGGAAATTGACCAATACGACATGAAAAACCACCAAAAAGAAGCTATTTTAGGTGCATTTGAGCCTTTAGAGGAACAAAATGAGCCATATCAGAGGTTTTCTAGGGGTACATACAAGAAATTTATAACAAAATTGGCCAAACAAGGCCCAAATAAGTATAGTATAGGTGGGAAAATGAAAAAAGCAGCTGCAAAACACCTCAAAAGTGGCCCACCGGGAGGCTAAACACTAGTTATTTAGGAGAGGAGAAGCTTAAATTGCCATTTCTAACCGATATTCCCCCAGAATTGATCGATTTTTTGATTGAAAAAGAGAAAAAAGAGCAAGAAAAGGGCCATGAAATGCCTTTTTTACAGCTTCCAGTGCCATATATGCCCGAAATTGAGGGCCAAAATAGCCAAAAAAACCCCCAAAATGACCAAAATGACGATAATCAAGGGGCTATAATTATAGATTTATAGTGTGTGTTTTAAGAATTTTAAGACTATTTATGAGGTAAAAAGGAGACATTTCATATGCGCGTCACAAAAACTGAACTTAAAAGGCTCATTAAGGAAGAATTAGAAGCAGTTTTAAAAGAAAAGGTGGGCGACGATCTCGACTCAGATCTGCAGCATGCGGAGCATTGGTATGAGCATTGGAAAAATATACATAATAATACCAGTGATAAAAACGGCCAGATGTGGGATGACTCCAGAATGCAGATGCAGCACTATTTGGCACAAATTACAAATATTAAAGCCGCGAAGAAGGCCGCAGCTGCGAAGAAGAAAGCTGCCGCGAAGGAAGCGATGAAGGCTCGTCGACAAGATGCTCTATCAACCATGGACACGCCACAAGAGGCAATGGAATATTGGTGTGGGAAAGATTGTCCTCCAGACACTCCAGTGCCGGAAGATTGGAAAGAGAGGACAAAGGCGGCACTATTGAAACAATTTTCTGGTGGCGACTGGAAAGAGGGCAAAGTTGAGGAGGGGGACATCGAAGTAGACTGGATGCCCGAACCTAATGATTGGGTTGGTTCTGGATATAGAGAAGTTGCTAGCGCAGTTAAAAACATTACTGGCTTAAAATCTCTAAAGGGGGGCTGGTGGAGAAAGCCGCTACCAGAAGGCAAATGTAATGATCCAGAATTTTGTTATACAGAAGGTCGTAGAGCGGGTAGAATGAAACGCAATCACCCTGTTCGAGTTGCATTCCGAAAATATTATAATGCAAGAAAAGGAAAGAAAAGAAAGCCAAAAAAAGAAGGCCCAATGAAATTTTATACAAAAGGTAATCAGGCTTCAGCTGGTGCAATTGAGGCAATTAAAAAAGGCGAAGAGGCAGTATTGGTGGTTGATGATAACCAAAAAGAAGTGAGTCGAATTAAAGACATTGATGAAGCCATTGGTATAGTAATGGGAAATATTAATGCTTCTGATGATAAAGGCGACAGAAAGGCGAGTCGAGCGGCTAGAAAAGAACTTAGAAGGCTTAAAGTCACGAAGCGCGCTCTAGCTAAAAAAGCAAATAAAAAAGCTGGCTTGGGAGATCTCTATAAAAGAGCAGGAAAGAGAAAACGCGTTCCCTCATCACAACTAACCAAAAAACAACAAAATTTACAAACCAAGGCTAAATAACAGTGTTTATTACAAAAAATAAACTCCGCACAATTATTCAAGAAGAATTGGAGAATGTTGTTGATGATTTACAAAACATTTGGAAAATGTTGGGGGCAAAAGACAAGGCTGCGTTTGCTAGTAACGTTAAAAAAGTAAAAAATACAATACAAAGAAAACGCACATCGTCTTCGCGCAACAAGTGCCCAGAAGGAGAAGAACAAGTAGGTACATTGGAAGGCGGCGAAGTTGTATGTTGGCCTATAGGTTGGGAACCTCCAGAACCAAAAAAATTAACACAAAGACAACTTAACATGCCCAGAACGAGTACAAAAAAAAGTAAAACAGTGGCACACAAGCCTGCTCCTGAAGAATTGCCAATAAATATTGATGGGGATGAAGATTCAGCGCTTTGGACGGTTTTAACACACAAAGGACAAAACGCATCAAAAGAGGAAAACGCTAGAAATATTCAAATATTTAAAAAAGTATTCGGGGACGGAGATTATGATGAAGAAGATATTGCACTTGTTAATAAATTATTAGATTCTCCCGAATTCGCTTGGACAAAAAAAGCTAGATACAACCCAAGAAGAAAGTGGGCTGTAAAGATGCTGCGGCAGGGTGGAAAAAAATAAATATGAAGCCAATTCTTGAAAATTTTAGAAAATATCTAAAAGAAATTAAAAATAGGTGGGAATTTGATGTCCTAGTGCGCTTAGATAAGGACGCAAACCTTTATGCAGATATTTTTGAGAAAATTCGCGCTATTCCTGGTGTAACAATTGTTAAAACCGAAGAAAAACAAAGAAATATTTCTCAAACTCAAAAAGCAGCTGTATTAGAGATTAAATGTATTGTTGGTGATACTGGAATGGGGAACTATGCACTGTTTTTAAAGAAACAACTAGCCAAAATAAAAGATGAAGAAGGTGATAGAATTTTAGGCGTACAATTCACTACACCTCCAGAAGATATATCATAAAAATAAAAAACATTTGCTTTTTATTGTATTCTATTAATAGTTACTTATAGGAGGTAATGTATGTGTCGTTATTACGACCTATAATCCCATTAGTATTATTAATAGCACTTTTATCAGCATGTGGTGATGATAAACAAGGGAATTCTTTACCTCAAAATAATATTACCTATCCAGATATAATTTCAGATACACAAGATACGAGTAACACAGAAGATGTCGAAGACACTAAAGAAATAGAAGAAGATACGTATTCTATTTGGACAGATCCGTGTGTTGAATGCGCATGGTATTTTTGTGCAAATTTAGATGTAATGTATCAAAAACAAATTTGTGTTAATAATTGCGAAGATCCAGCGACAGTAGTTTATGAAAGTGAGTGCAAAGAGCACCTTGAATGTAATCCCGCTCAACAACTATTAGAAACAGCAATTCCATGTACAACAGAAGATGGATATCCAGGATTTAAAGACAAAATATGCAATAAAGGTCAAATACAATATACAAATTGTAAATCAGACTGTTCAGAAGAGGTGTGTGACCTCGTAGACAACGATTGCGATGGTGAGATCGATGAAGGCGTTATAAACGCCTGTGGACAGTGTGGAGACGTTCCTGAAGAGGTTTGTGACTATATAGACAACGATTGTGATGGTGTAATTGACAATGGCGTTGCAAATGCATGTGGAGGCTGTGGAAAAGTACCAGAAGAAGTTTGTAATGGTATTGACGATGACTGCGATGGTGAAGTCGATGAGGGTCAATTAAATGCGTGTGGAGAATGTGGTCCACTAGAAGATGAAATTTGCGATGGTATTGATAACGATTGTAATGGATTAATCGATGAAGACTTGGTGGGAGAATGTTCTACAGACTGTGAAAAAAATCTACAATATTGTGTTGGTGGACAGTGGATATGTACTGCTAAACAACCTAAAGAAGAAATATGTAATGGTTTAGATGATGACTGTGATGGGAAAGCTGATGAAGGATTAGATTGCCTCTGTACAAAACAAGATATTGGCACTTTATTTAAATGTCAAGAAAGTCCTTTAGTTTGCGGAGCAGGATATAAAACATGTGAATGTGCAGATCCAAGCGATCCAACATGTTCAGAGTTACAATTAACTGAATGTTTGGCAACTTGCCATTGGTTCCCAGAAACAGTTCCGGCTGGTTCAACTTGTGATAAATATCTTGGAGAAATTAAACCGGAAGAGTGTAATAACCATGATGATAACTGTAACCAACTAGTTGATGAAGATTTGTTTGCAAATTGTTATAGTGGCCCTCCGGAAACAATGCTAGTAGGTATATGTTTACCGGGGGTTATGACATGTTTAGAAGGATCGTGGGGAAATTATGATGATAATAATGATTTTATTAAGAAGCTCTGCTTAGGTGAAGTAGTGCCACAACCTGAAGATATATGCAATGGTACAGATACAAACTGTGATGGTAAAATTGATGAAGATAAGGAATTAGAGCCAACAGACATTCTTTTTATTATTGATTTATCAGGCTCTATGCAAGAAGAAATTAATGCTGTCACAACTGCTTTAAATAAATTTGCAACTCACTATAGCGATTCCGATGTTATAAAATGGGGCCTCGTATTTACCGCATCAGCGACACCTCTTGGCGAGCGTGTTGTGCTAGCAACAGATTTAGTAGATTTTCAAACGTTTATGTCTATTTTTGAAAATTATGGATTCTCATTAATGGGTGGTGAAGAGCAAAACTACGATGCCATATATATGGCAATTCATAATTTGATCGGACCACAGGATTTGCCATACGCGTTGTCTGATTTAGAGTGGAAAGGGCCTTACTCATGGTCAAATAGTCCCATAGATTCGTCACCTCCTAAAGATACTTGGAAAATAAGCTGGAGAAATGATGCAAAGCATGTGATAATTCTTTTTTCAGATGAAGAAGGGCAAACTTATCTAGAGCCAAAAATTACAGAAAATATTTTAGTCAATATGATTAATGCTGCTGATGAATTAGCTATATATGCCTTTACTCAAGATTGGCTGATAGATAGCGGAGCTTCAGACAATTATGTAGTTTTAACTCAAGCTGGAATGAAAGGTAAAGCCTATTACCTCACAATGAAGGCAATAGAGATGTACAACAATCTTCTTGAAATTCTTGATGAAACTGCTTGTGGCGGGAAAACGAATCCATGAGATACATCACCATCGCTAGTTTTTTAGTTGGTGTGATGATTTTAGGGTGTGAAATTGAAGATAAAATAGAAAAGGCTGCTGATAGATGTGAAGATAAAGTTGCAAAAGCATTAGAAAACATTGAAGATGCATGTTTAACTAAAGAAGAAATTATAGAGCTTCTCTACTCTCTTAGAGATAATCCTAATACTGGTACTGATGGGGGAATATGTGATAATTGATTGACAAACATGTTTATATTTGATATTATATTTATATGATAACTAATATTCTCAACACTTTGTTAATTTTTTCTCTAGTAATTTTCAGTCTCTCTGACTGTGCTACAACAATGTACCTTGTATATGGAGAACATGCACGAGAAATTAATCCAATCCTAAAGCACGCTCTAGATATTGGCCCGTGGGCTTTTATTTTTGCAAAAATTGTTTTTACTACAATTTCTACTGTTATATTTTGGGCCTTGAAAGAGGAAAAAATAACTACCCCACTATTATTATTGTTAAATTACATTTATTTAACAGAAGTGCTTTATCAATATAAAATAATTTGTAACATCTAATATAAGCTAACTATTTATATGCATGAAGCATTTATTTGAGAATTGGCGCCAATATGTTAACGAGGATGTTGTAGATTTAGCCTCTCGCCGCAAAAAATCCGAAAAAGAATTTGTTTTTACAGACGCAGAACTTAATAGCCTTAATGACGCAATTGCTAGAGTTATTGATGGCGCTAAAAAAGTTCTTGGCGCTGATGGTGAAACTCCATTCTTAAGTCCAGATTCATTAGAAAAAATTGAACTTGCACAACCAATGAGAATGGTCGCAGAGCAAACAGATGAAGAGCTTGGAATAACCCCATTTCAATCTTCACAAGCCTCTCCAGAACAAATGGCCCTTAGAAAACAATATTATGGACCAGAAGGAGAATTGACCAAAGGTGGACCTAAAGCAGTCAGAGGCTTAGAAAAAGGTTTAGGTCAAATGTCAGCAGAGGAATTTGAAGAAGCGGGATATGTTATTAAAGTTCCTCAAAGTGTTTTAAATGATTTTGGACAATTGGTTGAAAGCACAAAAGAAACCGCAGGTTTGTTTGAAGAAGCTAGAGATTGGTATCACAACATACGTGGATTGCTCGATAGAGAGACAGAGAACGACCGTGACAGCGCTTTATTAGGTCTTTTGATTGCTACCTACTCTCCACGCGCTAAGTTCGCTCTAAACCTCGCTGAAGCCGTCTTTATGTACAAAGCTGTACAAAGAGATGCACAGAATAATCCAGAAGGCTTAAGACAATATCTAGAAACATTTCCTGGATCTGAAAAAAGAGAACCAGGATCTTTTAGGGGTTTTACGGGTGCGCACAAAGTACCAAATTTCGCCCTTAATCTAGTTGCACCAAACTTAGCTGGTGAAAAAAGCGAGTTTGGAGATATTGTTTATAATGATCTCTATGAGTGGAATTCTACAATTGATACTTGGATGATAGACGCTTTTTATCCTTCGCTAAGAAAAGCATCAACAGCAAAAGAATGGGAAGGCATAAAAGGTAAATTAATGTCTAATGTAGTTTCTTATCGATATATGGCTAGATTAGTTGCAAAAGAAGCAAAAAATTTAAATTTATTGCCACATGAACTTCAAGCTTTAATTTGGGTTGCATCTCAAATTAGACAAACCGGTGAAGCAGGTTTAGGAGTGACTACACAATTTGCTTTTGATCAAATTAGAGAAGCAATAACGAACATTGCTGAGATTAATAATGATCTGCGCGCCCTTAAAGATCTAGAAGAGAAAGATTGGCTAGGTACAATTATTAGTACAATTGATGTTGATGGTTTTGAAGAAGCAGCGAAATATCTTTTAGGAATTAAAGATGAGAAAGGGAAAATAACTACTCCCGGAATTAGGAGTATTACTGCCAGTGGAAAGAAAGGCTCAATGTTTGACTATTTCCCTGCCCCAGAGAAAGTGGAAAAACCAAAAGGGCCCAAAAAGGCTAAAAAGGCTAGCGCTCCGAAAGAAAAAGTAATGAAGCCATATGAAAATCCTGAATATGGGGATTTAAATGCGCACTATGTAATGAATAGTGTTATTCAGATGCCAACTGGTAAATTTAATAACCTATATGACTCCATAACTCTTTATTTGGATCCTGAATTTTCTACAGATAAAGCTGTAGAGCATATTTTAGGAAGGTTTGATCCCGAAGCGAAAGCTTCGAAAGATTATTTTAAAGAAAATAAAATAAGAGTATTTATCCGTAAACGTTTATTATAGAGTATGTTATTATGTAAGCATTAGATTTCTTTGGAGGGAAAATGTTTGCAGATATTATTGTTGACTTACAATATGGAGATTGCGGAAAAGGAAAAGTAACACACGCTCTGTGTAAGAGGGGAAACTACACACATGTTATTAGATACAATGGGGGATGTAATGCTGGTCATACAATCTTCCACAATGGGCATAAGTTCGTTACTCACCATATCCCTGCAGGAGTTTTTTTCAATATTAAGTCCATTATTGGCTCTGGCTGTGTACTCAATGTTAGCCAGTTTTTTAAAGAAATAAAAGAATTAGAAGATGGTGGAATTAAGACAGAAGGTCTTATTTATGTTGCAAAAAATGCTCATATTATTACACAAGATCACCTTGATGAAGACGGGAAAGATACAGCGATTGGGACAACTAAGAGAGGAAATGGACCAGCTTATCGCGATAAGTATGATAGAAAAGGCTTGAGAGCAAAAGACATTCCAGAACTTCGACCATATTTAATTGATCTATATGAAGAACTTCATATAAAAAATAAAGACTCAATAGTATTATTTGAAGGCGCTCAAGGTTTTGGATTAGATATTGATTGGGGTGATTATCCTTACGTAACTTCTTCCAATTGTATTTCCGCTGCAGCATGTATGAATGCAGTTCCTCCACGAAATATTCGTCATATTTGGGGGGTGGCTAAGGCATATGAAACATATGTTGGAGCAAAAGAGTTTCAACCAAAGGGCGAAATATTTAATAAAATCCAAGAAGTTGGTGAAGAATATGGAGCAACTACGGGCAGAAAACGTCAAGTTAATTGGATGGATATAAATTTTTTAAAAAAAGCAATTCAAATAAATGGTGTAACACATTTAGTTTTTAATAAGATGGATGTATTAACAGAAATAGAAAGTTGGTCATTGGTTGAAAATGACACGATGAAACGCTTTGATTCTGAAAAAGGCTTTACAGAATTTATTTTAAAATATCTCGTCCCCCAGAGATTACATCAAGTTCATTTTTCCCGCCATAAAGATAAGATCTAACTATTTATTGCGTATGAATTACGTAATAAATAATAATACTTCTTACGACCTTCAAAAATTAGAACAACTAGCAAGAGAATTTCTCCCCTTCGCTCAAAAAAGAATGGGGTTTAATAGACCTCCTGTAATTAATTTTGATTCGGATGAAGAAAACTCTTTAAACCCTCTAGGCAAAACTGGATATTATAGCCCTTCAGAAATGGCTATTACTATAATGGTCGACAACCGACATATTAAAGATATTTTAAGATCTTTATCTCATGAATTAGTACACCACAATCAAAACTGTCGTGGAGACTTTAATAGAGAATTTTCTACTAATCCTGGTTATGCTCAAAATAACGAATTTTTAAGAGGAATGGAAGACGAGGCTTACAGAGAGGGAAACTTTTGTTTGCGAGATTGGGAAGATGGTATTAAATTGTCTGAAACAAAGAAGAATCAGCTTAATGAGACTATTTATAAACGTACCTTCATAAAAGGAGAGGTTAGCATGTCAACAAAACAATGGAAAGACAAAGAACTAAACAGCTTATTAATGGAAAAATGGGGATACAAACTCCCAGAAGCAGAAGAAAAATTAGAAGAAGATCTTCAACCTGCAATGAATCTTAGAGATTATAGTACTGCAGAAAAAGTTTTAGGCGAAAACGACGAAGAAGATTCCGACGAAGAAGTGACAGTAGAAGAAAGCACTAACCCTCTAAGCGTTGAAAATCGCACAAAAAACAATAAACCCGTCAAAGAATCAAAAAAAAAAAGTCTAAATAAAACAACGCTCTCCTATAGTGAAAAAATCCTACAAGAAAAATTAAACAATAGAGATCCATTCTTTCTCTTTAACAATTGGAAATCCAATGAACCAAGTCTTTTAAAGGAATCTGGTGCTGTTGGAAAAGTTGCTAGCGAGGCTTTCGAGTGGGCCATGAAAAAGTCTGGAGGGGTTTCTGATATTGTTCCAGGTCTTGGGAAGGTTGGGAGAACCCAGTTGACGAAAGTGGACAATGCGCGAATTGATAAAATTGTTGGAGAAGGATTTGACGAGGCCCTAAAAAAAGGCAATTTAGATAAGATCAGAAATATGTGGGATAGCACTAAAAGACAATTGACTGATGATGCTCTAAAAAGTGGGGCTGGTAAAGAATTGGTAGATGACATTGTGGAGGCCTTGTCAAAAGATGCCAATGAAGTTTTTAAGAAAGCAGTAAAAACCGACGCATTTAAAGAGATAATGGCAAAAAGTATTGCCCAAAGGGCCGATGATATCGCCACTAACAAAGAACTGTTTGAGGTGGCCGCAAACAAAATTAAAAAAAGCAATATTAAGCTCTCAAACTTAGATGAGGCAGATAGAATAGCAGCAATAAGAGGAAAACTGGGTGATGACGCGGCCGATGCCCTTGGGGACGATGGCTTAAAGGCACTTGCAAAATCTGCAGATGACGTTGCTGATGCTGCCGATGATGCTGCTAAGGCTGCCGATGATGCTGCTAAGGCTGCCGATGATGCTGCAGAAGAAGTTGGAGGGGCCGCTGGAAAAACAGATGAGATTGCAGATGCAGGGAAGGCGGCCCAAAAAGCCGCCGATGATATGATGGATCGCGCAATGAAGTCAGCGGACGAGGTTCTTAAAAAGGGTAGAGTAAGAGCAAGATTAGATGAAAAAATTAAGGGTTGGGCAAAAGATACAGGAACCAGTAAAAAGAATTTACGTTGGAACACTGAAGAATTTTTAAAAGGAAATCCAGGTCTTCAAAGAATTAAAGAACTTAATAAGTTTACAGATGATCAGTGGGATGAATTCATTGAACAATTAGCCAAAAAGGAAACAAGAGGAGTCATTACTCGGTTCAGACATATTCTTAGCCAATGTAAGGGGCTTGCGAGAACTCCAGCATGCCTTACCGCTGCCAGCGTCTTGGGGGTGTTTGGTGTAGGTGCTACTGATACGTTAACGAGTGGTGAGGGAGATATTGGTGGAGGCTCTGGTGGAGGTTCTGGTGGAGGTTCTGGTGGAGGTTCTGGTGGAGGTTCTGGTGGAGGCGTTGCACCGACAGAAAAACAAAAACTAAATGACCTTTGGAGCAGGTGCCAACAATCTAGTGGATGGGACTCAGAAGCTTGTCGAATATATCTTAGAGCTAAAAGTAATTTTGACAATAATATTGAAATAAGGGAACCATGGCCAAGTAGTGGATCTGATCGTCGGGCTGGTCGACCAACGCCGCGTGGCAAATTACCAAAAGCTGGAGATGCAGTACCGGGAATTCCCGGTGAAGTCTGGCCACATAAAAATGAGTGGGTCGGCTGGAGTTCGATGAAAGTTATAAGAAGACTCAGAGAACTTGGATTTGAATATGATAGTAGTAAAACTGCTGGTGGTTGGTGGAGAGCTTTACCTCGTATGCACCCTGCAAGAGTGGCATATAGAACGTTCTGGAAAAAGGGCGCGGGGGCAAGAAGAAGAAAGAAGAGAAGAGACCCTCAAGAGATTGCAGCAGAGATGGACTCCAGACCTGATGCATATTGGGCCTCCGGGAAGGCAAAACACATTGTACCAAGCGAGCTAAACCCCCGAGAAAGGGCGTTAGTTCAAAACTATACAGGAAAAACTTTCCCTGCAGGACAATCTGTAAGAAGAAGTGACTGGGCTGAAGAATTGAAAGCTGCAAAAGCAGAACATAAGAGATTTAACCCCAAATAAGGATAATAGACAATGAAAAATTCCAAAGATCAACTAACGGAACAAGAGATAAAAAAAATAATCAAAGAAGTTCTTTTAGAAAATCCTGAATTGTTAGAAGAGTGGGGCATGCCGTCTTGGAAGGATGTTAAGCGCACCTTTAAAAGAGCACAAAATGCGCCGCGATATTGGGCTGGAAGAGCCGCCAATAAAGTCTATGACTTGACTCAGGGCCCTGCGCCCGACTCAGTATTACAAAGAGGTGGTGGAAAGGTAGATATACCAGCGAGCAAAAAAGAACAAGAAGCTCGAAGAAAATATAAACTTGCGGACAAAAAATGCGCACAGACGGGCGATCCGAAAGATTGCGCAGAAGCGAAAAAGTTGTTAAAGAAAGCACACGCCATCGCTCAAGGCGATACGCGTAAAGGCGGGTTCGAGAGAACAGAATGGCACGGCAATTGGAAAGATATAGACATTGCAGGTGGAAAGGGGATAGGATGGCGCACTAGTGGTGGGTTTACCTCAAAGGACAGATATAAGGACGAGACAGAAGACACGCTACAGACCGCTAAAGCTGCAACTGCAATTGCTGCACTTGGAGGCGCAGGGATGGTTGCTAAACTTGCCCCGGGCATGCTAGCAAAAGGGCCAACCGTTGGAAAGATAATGTCTATTAATCCCATGCAACATGTATTTAGAAAAATGGGTATGAATGAAAAATTTGCATCTATTGCAACACTTTTGTTTGATGCTGGTATTGGATTTTCTGAACAGTGGTTTTGCGGATTGAACATTAAAGGAGTTAGAATATATGACGATATTTTAAAACATGTAGATCCAGTGCACTATCTTGCCATAATTCCATTGCAGAGGGCATGGCCTGGAGGCAACACAGGGCAATTATTCAGTAGAGATATAAAATTTGGCGGGAATGTACCAATTGACTGGACTAATGAAAAGCAAGTGAATTCATTATATGACCATATCAATCAATCAATGATGAATGATGAAGATCGAGAAGCTGCTAGAAACCTCAGAGACGATATTACACAGAAAGTTGCACAGTTAAATCGCCTTGCACAAGAAGAAAATATGTGCCCAAAGGCTTATGAAAAATTGATGCAAATTAAAGGCGCGCAAGAAGAATTAGCAAAAATTATTGGAAAGAATATAGAAAAAGAGACAGAAAAAAATCAGAAAGATTTAGATAAAAGAAAAAATATTCTGAAAAGACTGAAGGGCAATAACCAATAAGAGGATAAAATGGGCACATCAGGACACATGCAACACCCTTTTGACATTCCAAGTGTCAAAACAGGACAAGACTTAATAAATTATTTCGAGAGAATTGTAGAACATCTTTCTGCAAATCCCGGAAGTGTTAAATTCGATGGCATTAATGTAAGCTTTAAATTAGTTGATGATGAATCCACTCCAACTGGAAAAGACTTCAGAATGGATCGTGGAACTTCCGCACCAGAATCAGTTATAGGAATGACGGCAGCAGATGCATATAAAAAGTGGCCTGAAGGTCATGGAATGCCCCCAGCAATAGATGAACTCTTAAAAATATTTAATGAAGCGCTGCCACTAATTGAGCCAGAATTAAAAGCTTTAGGAATGTGGGATGATCCTACAAAATATTTCAATACCGAATATATGAAGAAGGGCAGAACAAACGTTGTTGAATACGGTGAAAAAATATTAGCTCTTCATGGTGTAAATCAGTTTTATGAAAAGAAAGCACAAGCCCATAGAATTAAAAAAGGCATTGGAATGGATCGCCCAGGTTTAGAAAGACCAATTGATCCAGAAACTGGAAAGCCAACAAAACATGGAAGCACAGAAGTTCCTTATGATAGCGGAGTTTTACAATCTATTATTGAAAAAGTAAAACCAATTGCAGAACAACATGAAGTTAGTTTAGTTGGAGATGTATCAACTGAGATATCTGCAGAAGTTGATTTTTCTGAAACGTTAAGTAAGCCATTTACGATAAATATGACAGACACAGAAAGCGAAACTCACTCTTTAGGCGAGTGGCTTTCTTCTGCTGTTAATCCTTTTGATGCTAAAGTACAAAAGCGTGATGGTAAACAAGCATGGGCAATAAGTAAAGAGATTTATTTTGCTGTTTTAAATGGTGTTCCCCTCATGGAAATGTTGGAGACTCCAGAAGACGTTAAAACGGCCATTAACGGCGCTCTTTTCAATCATGCGACCCATGAGTTGGGTATGGACGTTAAACGCGCTTCAACAAGCTCTAAAGGCGGTTTAGAGGGTCATGAAGGTATTGTGATTAGAGGCATCGATGATAGACCTGTGAAAGTCACTGGAGATTTTATTGTAAAAGGCGCTGGTGGAGCAATAAAGGATAAAATTAAAGCCTCCAAAGAAAAAGAGACTCTTGCTGAAATTGCAGATGAGCCGATAGATTTAGAATTTGAGATAGGAGATAATTTCGAAGAAGAGCCTGTTGAAAGAAAAATGGTCGCAATTTATCCTGGTAGATTTCAGCCTATGGGAAGACATCATGCTGAAGTCTATAAAGCTTTGCTAAATGATGAAAGATTTGATGATGTTTTCATATCGACGTCAGATAAAGTTGAGATGCCGAAGTCTCCATTCAATTTTAAAGAAAAGCAAGAAATTGCTGCTGGGCATGATATAGACCCATCTAAAATTGTACAAACTAAAAATCCCTACAATGCAGTTGAAATAACTAACAGTCTCGATCCTGAAACTGTTGTTGTTTATTTTGTGGGATGTAAAGATATGGATGCTGATCCAAACGTTTGTGATGGTACAAAACCAAGATTCCCTAGAGAAAGCTTGGGAGGAATGACTAAAAAAGGCACACCAAGATATTTTAGAGCTTTTGAGGATGAAGAAGATTTTAAAGGAGTGAAAGATCATGCTTATATAGCTGTTGCTCCTCACATAGAAATTGAAATTCCAGAGCTTGGTGAGATGTCTGGTACGACAATAAGACAAGCGCTTCAAACAGCAGAGCCTGAAAAATTTGAAAGCATTATGGGATTCTATGATCCTGTTGTATATGATATGATTAAATCAAAGTTAAACTCTGAGCAAGAAGAATTACAGGAGGTTTCCCAGTTGCCTCTGGGTATCTTTCTTGGGTTAATTGAAGAAGTATTAAATGAAGTTGATCCAGTTGCGATGTATGGAGCGAATATTGCTAATGTTCCGGAAGTAGCATATAAATCTTATGGCACCAAGCAAGAACTAAATGAGATATACAGTGAAGATTATTCAGAAAAAGAATCTAGAGAAAATTTATTTGATGAACAATATCAAGAAGCTGTTGATGAAAGTGAATATAAACAAAAATATTATGATTTATTTATATCACAGCAAGATGCTAAGAAAATGTTGGATACATTAAATAATTCCTTCCCCGATTGGAAAGATCAAGAAGTATTACCTAGTGAATTTGACGATATCGAAGAAAAACTACATAAAGATGATTTGTGGAATGTTATCAAAGACACAAAATTATCAGATGGGGATATAACTTATAAAGAAATTTTGAATAAAAATGCTTTTGCCAACGCAACTAGGGAAAATGCACGATGGATTCAAGGCCCTAGAGAAATGCTACAAGACGAAGAAAAGATATATGGTGGGCGTGATCGAAATGCTCAAACTTATCCTTCTGAAAAAAGGGCTGTCTGGGCATGGAGCGTCGAAGGAAGAGGAAATTATTTAGGCTTTTCTCCAAAAGATATGGTAAAGGCCTCCAAAAGATACATTTATCCATATGCCAAATATTATATAAAATATTTTATGGAAGAATTATTTGAAGTTGTTGATGACACTATCAAAAATATGGATGCATATGCTAGCTTCCTATCTGATATATGGCATAAAATGAGTGATACCCCAATTGAGCAAAAAGAAGATTTAGAGGAAATATCTGCCATGGGAGCAGGAGCAGTAGAAGGTGGTGGCAGAACAGATGAACAAGAGGGGTTAATTAGAGAGGTTGAAGACTATTTATATAAGCTATTAGGAGTCACAGAATGAACCCACAAGAACAACAGTTAAGATTATTAATCCGTGAAGGCATGCGTATTGTTAAAAATAAAAGAGATGCGCAGCTTTTAGAAGAGCAAAGATTGAGAAAAATTATTAGAGGCCTTATTTCTGAAGTATCTAAGAAAACTGCAGTTGCTGATAAAGTTGTTCATAAAAATACTGGTATAAATAAATTAGATGCACTTCTTAAACGCATCATTACTCAAATTGAAGATGCATACACTAATTTGTCTTCTAGTGAAGAAGAGAGAAAATCATTTAGATACCACTTCTTAGTTAATTTTAAAAATCTGTTAGCTCCGGTCGATGCAAATAGAGATGCACCTAATAGAGAAAAGATGGCACTAGCAGAACAAGATTTTAAAGTAGGTGTTGAACAGGATGATGTGACTAGCGAACCAGATCCAGATAAATTTCTACCCTCAAGACCTCAAGATATTGAAGCAGCAAAGGCTGAAGAGGAGGAGGAAGGAAAAACGTTTGAAAAATTAGACTCTTCCGACCCTTATGTTAGACAAGGCGCCGAAGCAGCAGAGACCGCTCTAAACGATGTAGAGACTCAAATTGTTAATTCATACGAGGGACTTATCGTACCAGAGGACGCAGCTGCATTCAAAGATTGGGGCTTAACTAATCTTAAATTGTACTTTGATATGTTTGAAGATGAAATGACTAGTGATGTTGGAGAGGAACCAGAAAGTCCTGATTATCCTGCTGGAGATGATACTTTAAAAGAAGTAATATATGATATATAATATATAAGTATTTTTTATTAATTAATTTATTAATATTATTAGTAAGTTATAATTAACTATAAAAATATTATATCATATTCAATAATTAAATTTAAGATGGCTTGGAAAAAGAAAAGAAGACTTTCTGGTAAAAACGCTCACTATAGCGTATCTAAAGTTTTAAGAAAAAAACAATTATCCTCAGAAGAATTTGAACTGATGTTGAATTCACTCTCCTTAGAAGATGTCATCGCACTCAAACTGGAATTATCTACAAAACCATTTGGTGGAAAATGTTTTGGTATACCTATTTGGCATTCCACCAGAGAGATCGTACAAGATGCCATGTTAAAAATGGCCCTTTCTACCACTAGATCTAAAAGAGAAGGGGCAAGATTTTTAGGTTTACTTCCTAATGATTTCAGACATTTATTAAAAAAATATAATACAGAAAACTTTTTTGAAGAAAGCGATGAATAATTATTGCATATTGTTGTAATATATAATATAATAATGCAGTACTTTGACATGGGGGTGAAACGGTTTCGACAGAGAGTTGAGATATTGGCGTGCAAGACTGTGTAAGTAGCACAGTAAAAATACTTAAATTTTATAAATGCCAACGATAATGTTGAATTTGATTATGCACTAGCTGCTTAATCGGAAGTTTTTAGTAACTTTCTTAAGAAATACTAAACGTTTCCAGTTTTAAGAAAAACTGGTGGTACGCGTAGCGGGAATTAGATTATATAGGAAACTATATATTTTTTGGTAGCCAACACCTTAAGATTGGTAAATGGATACCCTGATTCGATCAGGTGGCTGATACTTGGGCGGTTAAGTGTCTATTCTTGTGAACGACGGCAATGTTAATGCTTTTTGGACTCGGGTTCGACTCCCGACACCTCCACTAAATTAAAAAGGAAATAATATGTCGACAGAAACAACTACTAAAACATGGAAAACAATTGCGCAATTTGACACCTATAATCAAGCTGATGATTATAGAAATAATATCATGAGTGATCATGAGCTTGTAAAAGTCAAACGTGGCAAAGATACATATAGAGTTAAAATATGGAATCCCCCAGTTATAAAAGAAGAAACTAAAAAGGTTAAAAATAAATTCAAAAAAGGTGATAATAATAACCGGAGGAGAAAAAATGACAACAAAAAGATTCGCAATGGATCGGAACAACAATAAATTATTTATTGGAAGTACAGTCAAATACAAGTCAAATTTATTTTTAGTTGAAGATATAGATTATTTATCGTGGAATACAAACCAATACTTAACACTGTCTTCTGTAAAAAATAAAAACAAGAAATTACAATTTATTTCTCCAAATGAAGTGAGGGTTATTTATAAACTATGAAAAAGAATGTTTTAATAATTGGTACAGGTACAATTGGTGAGCCATTAATTGGTTTGTTAGCGGATCTCAAAGATGAGTTTAATATTAATGTATTTTTTCACAAAAGAACACCATTAGTAGATGAATATGCAAAAGTGGAAAGCTTATGTGATAGGGGAGCTAAATTAACCGTTGATCAAGAAAAGTGGAATGAATTTTTACAACTCAGACATAAACCAAATTTTAATTTTGAGAGGGCGCTTAGTATTGCAAATGTGGTGATTGATTGTACTCCATCTGGAAACGATAATAAAGAAAGAAATTATCTACCTATTGTTAAAGAAGAAGAGAATTTTGGTTGTGGAAAAAGAAAAAGAATATTTATTGCACAAGGAAGCGAAAAAGGTTTTGGACTGCCATATGCATATGGAATTAACGATTCTGCTTTAGTTAGATCTACACCAAATTTTGTACAAGTTGTAAGTTGTAATACTCATAATATATGCAGTATATTAAAGAGTCTTTCTCCAGAATTAGATACAATTATTGATTCTGATTTCACTTGCATAAGAAGGGCGAATGATATTAGTCAAAATGGTAGTTTCATTGCTTCCCCGCAGGTTGGAGGCCATCCGGATAATACTTTTGGTACTCATCATGCTAGAGACGCATCGAGAGTCTTAGAAACAATGTATTATAATTTACCAATCTATTCAAGTGCTATGAAGATCAACTCACAATATATGCACACAATTAGATTTAATGTTACATTAGCTGGACATCATGATAAACAAAGCGTCGAGCATATGTTTAGAGAAAACCCATTTATTGCGCTAACATACAAAAACCTAGCTAATAAAGTATTTTCTTTTGGTAGGGATCATGGATATTATGGAAGAATATTTAATCAGGCCGTGATATCACTACCCTCTTTGGGGGTAACTAGTTTGGGTGGGACAACCAAAGTAACAGGCTTTTGTTTTACCCCTCAAGACGGAAACTCTTTATTAAGTAGTATTGCTGCAGCCTTATATGGATTGTATGGTAAAGACTATGAAGAAAAGATGAAAGTACTCAACAAACATCTTTTTTCGGAGATTTAGGGTGAAGTATTCATATGATTACATATGTGAACCACGAAGAATAACAATACAAGCTAAAAGTACGCCTCACAATAGTAAAGGAATTACTATTACTTTTTTTGTCGATGATAAAGAAGCACATACAATATATTCACAACTTAGCACTTACTCTCCCACACAAAGCGATATTAGTGAACATGTTGCCAAATATTGCAGCAGAATAAAGAGATTAACAGAAGAGAAAATTCAAAATGAGTGCGATGAAGATAATATCATGCGTATGCTTTATGTTAAAAGGTTCTTAACAAAGGTTCAAAAGAAATCTGGTACAACTATATGGAAACTATAAATCAGAGTACTTCTTTATACCTTCTCTTATAAATTTACTTAAAACTTTAAATCGTGGACCTAATGTTACTGTTGGAAATCTTATATGTAAAGAGTGAATTATCCCAACCAATTCAAAATTGTTATTCAGCACCATTGATCCTGATGAACCACCAGCAGCTGGAATAGAATACATTGCACACCCATGAAAAGAAACACCATTATAGCGACCTTCCAAAATGGGCACCATACCTTCATTAAATATACCTGCAGGGGCAGCAATATTAAAAAGCTTTGCGCCTGGAAGTGGTTTATTGAGGGCTAATTTTACGGGAGGTTTTTTTAAGTTTTCTGCATAAAGCATGCATATATCATTTTGCCTTAAACTGTCTCTTTTTACTATTTTTGCTTCAAATTCCTCTCCAGTTAGTGTTGTTAAAATTAATTTTTGTTTTGTTCTGGGGCTTGATGGCCTACAGACATGATCTGCTGTTATAACTAAGCTTCCATTTACAGTATTATAGACTACGAATGCGGATCCGCTCGATGCTCCACCGCTATTAATAATAACACACTCTTCCTTTTCATCGGTTGTGTAGCAGTATTCATAATACTCTTTTGCTAAAATGTGTAGAAATGAATCTCTTGGTAAATATTTTACAGTCCTTTCTGTATTATAGTTGTAGCCTATGGGTGTAGAATTAATACTAAGTGAGCATGTGGACATCATTAGCGAAATCATAAACAATGATATTATTTTTAATTTCATTTTTTGTTCTCCACTTCTTTTAGTCTTAATCTATACTCTACGACAGTTTTTTTATCAACTATCTTTTCTTTGTATTCCGCTAAGACTTTATATCCAGTAATTGTTAGCCTCGCTAGTGTATTTTCTGCATTATGCACTGTTCTTCCGGACACTACATCCACAATAAAGCCTATTGCGCTATTCACTAGTCTGGCTCTGTCATCTTTTTTAAAATCTTTTAGTTTATATGATTTATCTTCTTTGTGTTTATTCTCCATCCAAACAATTGTTTCTGCGACTAATGGTAGGAATGTTTTATTTGTTTTTTTGTCTTGCTGTTCGGTTATTTCGTATAATAAGCCTTTAATTGTTGCTAAGTGATCATCTTTTAGCTTAAAACATTCATTCTCGCAATATACAATCTCTGCTTTGGAAGTTGTTGAAAAAACTAAGGAAAGTAAGATAGCCATCAATGCTGATGTTCTCATGTTTTTAAAACCTCCATTAATAACTATGAATCAGGATAACAAAACAGAAGTTCTTTTTCATATTAACTTGGTAAGGACTATTTATTATGTGTGTAATAAGAGAATCGGAGTTACATGGCAAAAAAAACTTATATACTAGATACTAGTGTTTATCTAACAGATGCAAATGCATTAACATCTTTCCAAAACAATGATATTGTTATTCCATTTAAAGTTTTGGAAGAGGTGGACAATCATAAAAAAAGACAAGACGGCGTTGGAACAAACGCTAGAAGCTTTATACGAAAGCTAGACTCTTTACGCGATAAGGGCTCACTTCATACGGGCGTTCGAATAGAGAAGGGCAAGGGAATACTTTTTGTAAAGTCTCCCGAAACGAGCCCATTAGATATGACCGTTGCTGATAATGAAATCATTGTCACCGCTCTTGAAGAAAAAAATAATAATCCTAAGAGAAAAGTAATTGTTGTGTCGAGAGACATAAATATGAGAGTTAAATGTGATGCTCTCGGCTTGATGACAGAGGATTACATTGTTGGGCAGGTTGTAAAAGATACACAGCAGCTTTATGGTGGATTCAAAACACATTTAGTGGACGATCAAATAATCGATCAATTCTACGCCGGAGAAAAAATATATTTAGAAAAAGAAGATATCACACTCTTTCCAAATCATTATATTCTGCTTGTCTCTAGTTCAAATGATAAAAAGACTGCATTAGCAAGGTTTTATGATTATTCTAAACCTCTTAAAAGAATTAACGGAGAATTTAAAAAAGGAGTTTGGGGAGTTAAGCCAAGAAACAAAGAGCAAAACTTCTCTTTAGACTTACTAATGGATCCAGATGTACAAATTGTTACATTAGTGGGCAAAGCTGGAAGTGGAAAAACTCTTTTGGCAATTGCCGCAGGATTGGCTCAAGTGGTTGAAAACGATAAAATAACGCAATACAAGAGGCTCATAGTATCTAGACCAATTCAGCCATTAGGAAAGGACATTGGATATCTTCCAGGTACGATGGAAGAGAAGATGACACCATGGCTAGCACCAATTCAAGACAACTTACGACACTTAATGGGCAACGACAAAGAAACCCTCAGAATGTATACACAGCAGGGCACAATAGAGATCGAAGCACTAACATATATAAGAGGTCGCTCCATATCAAATGCTTTTATTATAATTGATGAGGCTCAGAACTTGACAGCACATGAATTAAAGACTATAATTACAAGAGTAGGAGAAAACACAAAAGTGGTTTTAACCGGAGATATTGATCAGATCGATAATGTATATGTTGATGAAACATCGAATGGATTAGCATATGCTGTAGAAAAATTTAAAGTTCATGATGTCTCTGGCCACGTCACTCTAGTAAAAGGCGAGCGATCAAAGGTCGCAACACTAGCAGCAAAAATTCTTTAAAAAAATATTGACAAATAAAATATAATAGTATATTATTGAAAAGGAGAATATAATATGAGTATTAATTTATTCAAAATTTTAAGCAACGTAAAGGAGAATGCCACTAGATATTGTCTAGGGTTAATTTTTCTTGTTTTTGGGTTGAACGGGTTTTTTAACTTTTTTTCAACATCAACACCACCGCAAGATGCACATGCATTTTTGGGTGGCTTGGCCGCAGCGCCGTATTTCTTTCCCCTTCTGAAAGGCTTAGAGGCGCTCTGCGGCTTAGGTTTATTGTTGGGTCGACATGTCAAGCTAGCCCTCGTTGCGTTGGCACCAATTGTCGTTAATGTGGTGTTATTTCATGCATTTTTTGATCTAAGTGTTAATTCTGTAGTTGTACCTGCAGTTGTAGTATTGCTTTATGTACAACTTCTATGGAAGCACAAAGAAGATCTAAAGGTATTGGTGGACTAATATGGACATTAATGATAATCCCGATCTTCTTAAACCAGTGGAAAAGTCTAATGAGCTAAAAGAGTGGCTAGTTGATTATGTTGGAAATACAGTTGATCCTGAAAATGGAGAAGTTAACGTAGAAATGATTATAAAAGTGGTTGCGGAACAGTTTCCAGAATTCCTTTTAGCTGTCGCTGAAGAAAATTTTATTCGAGGCTATCAGCAAGCGATATATGATTTTGATGAAGGAGAAAAGCTAATGAAAAAGGATGGCATTATTTAGATGAGAGATTACATTATTGAAAGTAGTAATCAAGCAAAAAGAAATAGTCGAGAACGACATATTTATGGGGATAAGCTGGTCTTCTTAAAGGACCAGCTTCCCTATAATTTTGATCTTCAACATGTTTTAGATACAATTGAGGAGCTTATTCCTAAAAGTTTTTTCGAAAATATCGATGCGATATACGTAGGAAACTTTAGAGATCTAGATAGTGGCGATACACCTTTTAATGCAAAATATAAAGATGGTGCCTTATATATAACAAACAATCAAGAAAATGAGAATGATATGGTAGATGATATTATTCATGAAGTTGCTCACGCTGTTGAAGAACGTTATAATGAAGCCATCTATTCTGATAATGAATTAAAAAGAGAATTTCTTTCGAAACGAAAATTTCTTTATGATATTCTAGAACAAGAAGGATATGAACCAGATCCAGCCAAATTTAATGATACTGAATATAATAAATATTTTGATTATTATTTATACAACATCGTTGAATATCCGACTTTAGAGAGTTTCATCGTTGGTTTATTTTATTCTCCGTATGCTGTAACAAGCATTAACGAGTACTTTGCTAATGGTTTTGAGAATTATTTTCTTAGAGATGTGAACTATTTAAAGAGTATAAGTCCTGTATTATATAATAAAATTAATAATATAGTAGAAGATTTAGAATATGAAAATTAAGGAGAAACAAAGTGCAAATTAAATTTTTAGATGATACAACTGTTACAGTCACAGTAAAACTAGCTTGGGAAGATAAACGCCCTGCAAATCCTGTAGTTGTGAGAAAAGAATCTGTTGTTGCTGATTTTTCTGCAGAAAATCCCTTATATATCGTTAAAGATATCAAAGGCCCCAGTAAAATTTGTAATTTTAGAAGAGAGGAAGATTCTCGCGGGGAGTGGACTTTAAGAGTTGAAAAGAAAAGAAAAACAACAGCTAAGAAAACAACAGCTAAGAAAACAACAGCAACAGCTAAGAAAACAACAGCAACGGCTAAGAAAACAACAGCTAAAAAGGCTGCTATAGCTAAACCCGTATCCGCAGAAGCTAACAAGAAAGAGGTATAGATGCCACACATTTCCTTTTCAGAATTAAAAATATGGAATGATTGCCCTTGGAAACACAAATTAGTCTATTTGGATAAGATTGCTGGCTTTAAAGGAAATGAACATACCGCTTTTGGTACTGCAATGCACTCCACGTGTGAACAATTGGTGGAAAATAATATCTCTAATGCAAAGGACTATTTTCAAAAAGAGTTCCTAAAAGAATTAAAAAATCTACCAGAAGACTTAGAACTAAATAAAAAATTAGTTAGTGATATGCGCACTCAAGGGGTAACGTTGGTTGATCACGTGCTTCCTGCAATAAAAGAATATTTTGGCAAATATACTCTTGTTTCTGTTGAAGAAAAACTGTTCGAACCAATTGAAGATTTTGAAGGATACAACTTTAAAGGATTTGTGGATTTAGTTGTTAAAACTTCGGATGGAAAGAGTCATATTATAGATTGGAAAACCTGTTCTTGGGGATGGGACACCAGAAGAAAATCTGAAAAAATGACAACTTACCAATTAACACTCTATAAACACTTCTTTGGATTAAAACACAATATAGATCCTAAAAACCTAGAGACTCATTTTGCGCTTTTGAAAAGAACTGCAAAGAAAAATAATGTTGAATTTTTTAGAGTTACAAGTGGAAATAAAAAAACTGAAAATGCACTTAAATTATTGAATAAAGCCCTCTATAATGTAGATAATAAGAAGCATATTAAAAATCGCCTTTCTTGCCATGGCAAATTTGGCGCATGCGAATTTTATAATACACAACATTGTAGATAAGGGGAAACCTTGGAAAATCAAAAGAAGATCAAAGTCCTAACACTTAGTGACATGCCTTTTGCTCCATCCGGAGTGGGAACACAAACAAAATATATGATTGAGGCTATGCTAAAAACTGGAAAATATAAATTTTTTAGTTTAGGCGGTGCAATAAAACATGAAAACTACCAGCCAATAAAAACTGAAGAATGGGGTGACGATTGGATCACGATGCCAGTTAAAGGCTATGGAAATCCTGATTTAATTCGTTCTATTATTAGACAAGAGAAACCTGATATTCTTTGGTTTATGACTGATCCTAGATTTTGGGGATGGTTGTGGGAAATGGAAAACGAGATTAGACCATTAATACCTATGGTTTACTACCATGTTTGGGATAACAAACCCTATCCCACATATAATAAAAAATGGTATGATTCTAATGATTTTATTGCATGCATTTCTAAAGTGACGCATGATGTTGTAAAAAATGTCACTCCAGATGTTAAGTCTATTTATTTACCGCACGCAGTTGATTCTAAAGTGTTTACAAAGCATGACGAAGAAGATGTTATAGAGTTTACCAAAAGTTCTTTTGGTGATAAATATGATGAGAATAAATTTATCTTTTTCTGGAACAATAGGAATGCAAGAAGAAAACAAAGTGGAAGTTTATTGTTTTGGTTTAAGACGTTCTTGGATAAAGTTGGGCACGATAAAGCTACTTTAATAATGCATACCGAAGTGCACGACCCTCATGGCCAAGATCTAGAGGCTATAGTCGAGAATTTGGGCTTGACAAACAAAGAAGTGCTTTTTTCACGCACTAAAGTCGACCCTACAGTATTATCATTAATGTATAATATGGCAGACTGTACAATTAACATTTCTGATGCTGAAGGTTTTGGATTAGCAACTTTAGAATCTCTATCATGCGAAACTCCAATTCTTGTAAATATGACCGGTGGCTTACAAGAACAAGTGACAGACGGAAAAGAATGGTTTGGAGTTGGCTTAGAACCAACGTCAAAAGCTATTATAGGTTCACAAGAAATTCCATTTATTTATGAAGATCGCTTATCTGAGGAAGCTGTTGTTGGTGCAATGTTAAAAATATATAACATGACAAAAGAAGAGAGAAAAGAGCTAGGAAGAAAGGGCAGAGAGCATGTCATGAAAAATTATAATTTTGAAAACTTCTGTGAATCATGGGATAAAACACTTACGATGATACATGAAGAGATGGGCTCGTGGGGCAACAGGCGAGGATATAAAACTTGGGAGTTGAAGGAATTATAATGAAGAAAAAAGTAATAGTCAGGGGACCAGTTTTAACGCGGTCAGGTTATGGCGAACATGCAAGATTTGTTTTGAGATCTTTGAGACAAGTAGAAGATCAGTTAGATATTTATATTCACCCTGTTCCATGGGGAAAAACCGGATGGATTTATGAGGACAATGAAGAAAGAAGGTGGTTTGACGATTTAATTAAAAAAACTGCAATCTACCAAAATCAATCTCAAGGAAAACCTCATTTTGATATGAGCATACAAGTGACAATACCTAATGAGTGGCAAAAGATGGCCCCTGTCAACATTGGCGTAACTGCAGGTATTGAAACTAATAGAGTGGCTCCTGTGTGGCTTGAGAAGGCCAACATGATGGATAAGGTTATAACTATCTCTGAACACTCAAAATATTCTTTTATGAATACAGTTTATGAAGGAATTGATAAACATACAGGCCTAAAAGCAGTACTGAAATGCCGCAAGGAGATTGAAATTGTACATTACCCAGTTAAAAACTTCGAAGAAGTTGATCTAAATTTAAATTTAAGCACTGATTTTAATTTTTTAGCGGTTGCTCAATGGGGCCCAAGAAAAAATTTAGAGAATACTATTAAATGGTTTGTTGAAGAATTTATCGACAACCCAAATGTTGGACTAGTAGTCAAAGCCTTTATGCAAGGCAACTCTATTAGAGATAGGCATGAATTAACAAAAAGATTTACAAATTTTTTAAAGCAGTATGAAAATAGAAAATGCAAGATTTATCTTCTCCATGGAGACATGAAAGATCAAGAAATGCACTCTCTTTATAAACACCCCAAGATTAAAGCGCTGGTTTCTTTGACTCACGGTGAAGGCTTTGGTTTACCCCTTTTTGAGGCTGCTTATTCTGGACTTCCAGTACTGGCTCCTGAGTGGAGTGGTCACATAGATTTTCTTTGTGCACCAAAAAAGAATAAAAAAACTGGTAACGAAAAACTTAAGCCTCATTTTGCTAGAATTGACTACGATTTATCTCCTATTCCAGAACATGCAGTTTGGGAGGGAGTTTTAGAAAAGGGATCTTTATGGTGCTATCCAAAACAAGGTTCATATAAAATGAAGCTTCGAGAGGTTTATAAAGAGTATGGCAGATTTAAGAAGCAAGCAAAAGACCTACAGAAGTGGGTGGCAGAAAATTTTGAAGAGAAAAAACAATATGAGAAGTTTTTCTCTTTTATAAATCCTGGGGGTGAGAGTGACGTCTCAAGCGACATTATTATATTATAATTGCAACTTGTTTGAAAATGAAGATTTTGTTATAACAAATAAATTTTTTGTCGAACAAGAAGAATTATTATGTAAAAATTACACACCAACAGAATCTGTTTTTAAAAAAATATCTGTTAAATATAGCTGTGAATGGATTCAGAGCGACATGTGGGATGTTAATTTATCGGCGGTTTTAATACCTATTAAAGATAATAAAGAATTAATAAAATTTACTATTTCCAATTTGAAAGAAAACGATATACATAAAAATTCTAATATTATAATAATTGACGACCGGTCCGAAGAAAATATTAAATCAATTGCCCTTGAAAATAACTTATCGTATTTAAGAGTTGATAATGACAAAGGATTTAATTTTTCTATGTTAAATAACATAGCAGCAAAAATTTGTTATGAACTTGGCGTTAAAGATATTATTCTTTGGAACTCTGATCTGTGGTGTGTTAAGAAAGAATGGTTTTTGTTGCTTTTAGAGAAGCATAGAAATGAGCACTCCACAATATCTGGATCAAAACTAGTTTACCCTCCTTCTGAAATGTCTTTAAATGAAGAAGAAGATACAGAAAACATCAGATCGTTCTTCCCTAACATGATTAATGGCAGATGGAGGGAAACAATACAATTTGGTGGATCTGGGTGGTTCACCATGGAGCCACGCACAAGTCCGGTATCCATTTCTCCAATACATTGTTTTAGATTTTGTGATATCACAGACAATAGAGTTAATTGTGATAAAGGAGAAAGTTTTGTGACAGGAGCTTTACAAGTTATAGATTTAAAATGGTTTATAGATGCGGGCGGCTTAAATCCAAGTTTATCAAAAAATTTTCAAGACGTTGATATATGCTTAAAGGCCATAAAAAACAATAAGAAGATATTTTATTTTGGAAAAAACATGTATTTTTATCACGATGAATCAGCCTCTTTAGCCAAGGGGGGCAAACATGATGATCAGCTTTTTTCTGATCATGTTTTATTTGGTAAGATATGGAATAAACATATATACAAATTAGTTTTGGGTATTGATAAATTTTAGTTTTATAATAAAAAAGAAAAGAAAAAAGTTGTGGAATGGGAATATTGCTGGGATAATTTTTTAATTATGGATTTGTCACATTATAAGCTTTTTAAATTAAATAAATTTTTTGATCATCGTGGTTATTTCTTCGAAAATTTTTCAAAGAATCTTTACGAAGTCTTTAAAGAGGAGAATATTTCTTTTGTACAAGACAACACCTCCTTCTCCAAAAAAGGAACTATTCGTGGACTACATTATCAGTGGGACGACCCAATGGGTAAATTAATTCAAGTACTCAAGGGAGAGATAGTTGATTATATAGTGGACATTAGAGCAAATTCCTCTCAATTTGGCAAAGTTTATGACTTTAGATTAACAGAAGAAGACGAATATATACTCTGGGTACCTCCTGGCTATGCACACGGTTTTGAGGCAAAAAAAGATTCCATTGTTCAATATAAATGCTCATCTTTCTATAATCCATATGGCGAAGGGGGGATTAACTTCTTTGATAAAGATTTAAACATTTCAAGAAAAGGTGATAAAATAATACCAATAATGTCGGAAAAAGATACAAAAGCGCAAACGTTTGCTGAATACAAATCAAATCCGAAGTTTTAATTTATCTTATCGAGGTCTTAATGAAAATTCTTGTTACAGGTGGTCGCGGCTTTATTGGAAGCCACTTTGTTGAAATGGCTTTAGAAAAAGGTCACACTGTCATAGATTATGACAAAATGGGTTACGCCTCAAATAAACATTTACCTTGGGACAATCACGAGAGATATTCTTTTGAAAAAGTTGATATATCAGAAGTGGAGTATATTCCATCCTGTGATATCATTGTAAACTTTGCCGCAGAAAGTCACGTAGACAATTCTATCAAAAGTTCCGAGGTTTTTGTTAAAAGTAATATTCTTGGGGTTTATAACCTTCTTGAACTTGTTAAAGGTAAACCCTCCTATGACCGTCCTTTGTTTTTTCATATTAGTACTGATGAGGTTTATGGAGATACTTTAGATGGCTCTTTCACTGAAAAGGATATTTTAAAGCCATCAAACCCCTATTCAGCAACAAAAGCCTCTGCAGAGATGTTAGTTTTGTCTTATGCAAGAACTTATGATATCGAATACATGATTACTAGAAGTAGCAACAACTATGGTGAAAGGCAATTCGAAGAAAAACTAATTCCCAAATGTATCTCTTCTATCCAAAGTGGCAAATCAATTCCAATTCATGGCGATGGTAGCTATGTTAGAGATTGGACTTATGTTAGAGATAATGTAAGCGCTATTTTTGCTCTTATTGAAAGTGGATGCAAAAATGATATTTTCAATATTGCAGCGGAAAATCATATGACCAACTTACAAGTCGCAGAGCAAGTGATTGATTGGCTTGGTGAAGGTAAATATGAGTTTGTTGAAAATCGTTGGGGCCAAGACCTTCGCTATTCAGTTTCATCTGCAAAGTTGAGAGAGAAAACAGGATGGAAACCTGTTTATGAGAGCGGCCTACACAAGTGGTTTTAAAAGATAAAAGTTTTTTTATCACTGGCGGCAGTGGAACTCTTGGCAGGGAATTACAAGAAGTCCTCACAGAAAGAAATCTTCCCTTTAAAGCACCATCTTCAAGAGAGTGTGATATATTAGATAAAGATAGGCTTGAATCATTTATCAACAATTTCGAGGAGGTGGTACATTGTGCCGCAGCCACAAATGTCAGAGAAATAGAAAAAAATCCCAACAATGCATATAAAACAAATGTAATTGGTACAATAAACGTTATAGAGGTTTGCAAAAAACTCAATAAAAAATTAATTTTTATTTCAACTGATTATGTATTTGATGGCAATAAAGGCAATTATTCTATTAATGATTTAATAAACCCTTTAAGTAAATACGCCAAAACAAAAGCCGCCGCCGAACTCTTGGTTAGAACTTATGACAACTCTCTCGTCATCAGAACTAGTTTTTTTGGACATTATTTTCCATATGAAAAGGCCTTCACTGATCAATGGAGTTCAAAAGATTATGTTGATATAATAGCGCCAAAAATAGTTGATACTATTATGTTAAATGAACTTGGCATTGCACACGTTGGTTCTCGCAGAAGAAGTATATTTGAAATTGCTAGCGAAAGAAACGAACTTGTTAAACCGGCTGAGAGAATAGAGGTGAATATTTTAATTCCAAGAGATACAAGTTTAAATTGTAAAAAGTAAAACGATGAATATGAAAAAAACAACAATTTTAATACCCGCTAGAAGAAACTCAAAAGGTCTTCCATTTAAGAATAGAAAACTGTTCCACTTCACTTTGAATTCAATTCCAGAAACTTATCTTGATAATGTTTTAGTATCTACTGATGATGAATGGATCATCCAAGAGTGTGAAAATAATAATATAAAATATCACATAAGAAAATCTGAAACCTCTGGTGATCTTGCAAGCACTAAATTTGTTATAGAGGAAATGATTGAACAATTGAGAGAAAGAGTAATTATGCTTTATCTGACCTATCCGGAAAGAACTTGGAAAAACGTTTTAGATTGCTTATCTTTCTATGAAGAGAATAATGGCAGAAGTCTATTGTGCAAAAAACAATTAAAAACATCGCCTTTCCTTATGATGTATGATTATGGGATTAAAGGAAAGCAAATAATAGAACACGACCTCTACAGACGCCAGGATTACCCAGAATGCTTTGAAATAAGCCATTTTATTAGCATTTTTAGTAAAAAAGAACTAAAGAATTTGAATAATAACTTGTATAATAAAGATACTATTTTTTATTCAATTAACGATGTTGTTGATATTGACCTAATTCAAGATCTAGATGAGTATAATAAAAAAAACAAAAATAATCGCTGAAATAGGCATCAATCACAATGGTGATACAGAATTAGCAAAACGATTAATCGACGCTGCGATATTATCAGGATGTGATTATGCTAAATTTCAAAAGCGAACCCCAGACATTTGCGTACCAGAAGCGCAAAAGAATAAACTAAGAGAAACGCCATGGGGAAAAATTAAATACATAGATTACAAAAAAAAGATAGAATTTGAGAAACAAGAATATGATGAGTTGTTTGATTACGTCAAAGACAAACCAATTGAGATTTTCTCATCAGTTTGGGATAAACCATCTGTCGATTTTATGAAAAACTATGGTGGCCCTATGAAGATAGGATCTGCGCTCATTACTGATTTGGAGCTTTGTAAACATGCAAGAAACAACACCGATCTTCTGATTATAAGCACAGGTATGAGTACCGAAAAAGAGATAGAAGACTGTATTAATGCTTGTAATCCAGATGTCGTAATGCATACAAACTCAACTTATCCGACACCGGTCGAAGAAATCAATTTAAGTTACATCAATTGGCTTCAAAACAAATGGACAAATAAGGAGATTGGATATTCTGGACATGAGTATGGTCTAGTTACAACCTTTGCGTCCGTGGCCATGGGATGTACTTGGGTTGAAAGACATTTGACATTAGATAGGACAATGTGGGGATCTGATCACCTAGCCTCTGTTGAGCCACAAGGTTTTATGAAACTTGTTAAAGGTATCAGAGACATAGAAAAGTCTATGGGGCAGAGTGGACCTAGAGTTTGCCGCGGCAGCGAATTAAGCAAGCGAGAAAGTTTGAGAAAATGAACTTAGAGTTAAAAGAAAACGGGTTCATAGTAATCCCAGGCGTATTTCAGTCCGAGCAAATTAAAGAAATGAGATCTTTATGCTATCAGTACTTTAGTGACGGGGGCGGCTTTAAAAATGCTGGTGGACACGCAAAGCCGGATTGGATTAAAGAATCTAATTTAAAAAAAGTACTTGACCTTTATCAAGTTGAAAACATAAGAAATATTATAACTGAAAATGTTGGCGAAGAAGTTCATTTTATAGGACACAACGATCTTCATTTAAATAGAAGTGTAGGGTGGCACAAGGATCGTTTAAACGGCGAAACTAGAAAATTTGAAGTCAACTCACCATGGGAAAAAGTAGATGGTGAAACAATGAAGATTTATAAAGTTAATTTATATCTTCAGGATCATAGTAACAACAACGATGGCTTTACAGTAAGGGTTGGTAGCCACTCATCTCCAAATATGAATGAAGGCCATATCAAACAGATTTATCCAAATCTTGGAGATATTATCCTATTCGACCAGAGAATTACACATATGGCTAAATGGTCTGGTGGTTATAATCGCTTTTTAATTTGTATGGGGTTCGGTGTTAAAAACTGTTTTTTTGAACAGTTCAAAAAAGGAACAGAGTTCAGACAAAATAAACAAAATGGAATTTTATAAATGAAGAAGGCTTTGCACATATATGCAGTGAATGGAAAAGCAAATTCTGGTGATTTTTTTCTGGGACCGGCAACAAAATTTAGATTTGAAAAGATAGTAGGAGAATCTATTACTTGGTCAAATTTTGACGTAAGGATCAAAGTCACGGAAAAGGAAATTTCACATTTTAATAAATTTGATTACATTGTCCTCGGCGGTGGAGGCTTATTTTTACCAGACACAAATCCAAATATGACTTCATGTTGGCAATGGGCATGCCCCGCCGAAATTATGAAGAAAATAACTACAGAAGTCCACATAGTCAGTGTTGGGTGGAACCATTTTTATGGTCAAGATATCACAATGCCAGATAGAGGCAGCAACAAAAGCAACCCTAAAAGATTACAAATTTTCAAAAATAACATAGAAACTTTACTACAAATTAGCCAAAGTTTTACTATGAGACATAAAGGTGATGTTGAAGAGTTGAAGAAGATAATCGACCCAGAATTACATGATAAAGTTCAATTTGCTTTTTGTCCTGTTGTGGAGTTCATTGAGTCTAAATACAAAAAAGATTTTAAATCTGGAGAGTTAATCGCTTTTGAAATAAAAGATGATAGACCAAATAGGCGTTATTATAAGAAAAGTAGAAAGGAATTTTACTTAGAATTACTTCAGTTTATAAAGCATTTAATTGATTCTGGAGAGAAAATAGCTGTAATGTCTCACGACGGCAGTGCTTCTTTCGCAAGGTTTTTACAGAGTCAGAAAATTCCATTTGCTTATTTAAATAATACAGTTGCCAATCAGGATAAAATAATAGAAAATTATTCAAAGGTTAAAAAACTGTTCTGCACGGCCGGTCACAGTCAGATGACTGCTTATGCTTTAGGGTTGAATTTCTATAGTTTGATAACTCATGATAAATTAAAGTTTTTTCTTGAAGATAATAATATGCTGTTGGAGAATAATTTTTGCTTAGTAAATGAGCAAAAATTAACTGAAAAATATAAATGATAAATTACGTTCAAAATAAAAGAATTGATTCCGATTTGTTTTCTAAGTTTCTATTTGACAGCCACAAGACAAATCAATTTACGAATAATGGTCCTGCTAAATTTATTTTAGAGAAGAAGCTAGAAGAGATTCTAGAAATAGATGACGATAGGGCTGTTTTATGTACAACCAATGGGACGCTAGCATGGCATGCCATTTATCTTTTTTTGCGGAAACAAAATCATGAATATAGAATGGTTACGCCATCTTTTACTTTTCCTTCTTGTGCTAGCACTCTTAATAAAATTAAAATCTTAGATATTGATGAAAAAACATACACTTTGCCACTAACAGAAAAAAATTTGATTGAAAATGATGTTTTTGTTATTACAAATTTATTTGGAACTTATCCAAAGAATCTTGAAGATTGGATTGGTTCTTGTAAAAAAATGAACAAAGTTTTAATCTTTGATAACGCCTCTTCTCCCATGACAAAGGTTGATGGTGTTAATATATGTAACTTTGGTGATTTTTCTTTTGGTTCGCTACATCATACAAAATTTTTAGGATTTGGTGAAGGGGGTTTTATTGTTCTAAAAAAGGATCTCTATCAAGAGTTTGAAAAAATTCTTGGTTTTGGGTTTTCAAAAACCGCTATAAAAAGAAAATATGATAAGTTTAGTTCAAATTTAAAAATGTCTGATATCTCTGCCGCAGCAATATTACAACATATTGAAAGATACAAAATTGAAGATTATAAACGAGTTCAAAGTCGACTTGTTAAGGGTGTTGAAAATTTAAACAATGTCGAGATTTTTAATTTTTCCGAAGGTGTCGTTTATGGAAACTTACCTATAATTTATAATGACAAGTTTGATATTGATTTTTTCAGGATTAATGGTGTTGAGGCACAAAAATACTACTATCCCTTGAGAGAGCATAAGAATTCTTTAAACCTTTTTGATAGAATGATAAACATTCCACTACATTCAGATCTGAATGAGTGTCAGATTGATAAAATTGTAAATCTGGTTAAGAGATCAATAAAATGAAAACAATTGCCGTATGTCAGCCTTATTTTGCGCCACACCTTGCCTACTTTCAGTTAATAAACGCTGTTGATGTTTTTGTTTCATATGATGATGTTAATTATATCACTAGAGGGTGGATAAACAGAAACAAATTAACTATAAACAAGAAAGAGAAGATATTTACGATTCCTGTCAAAAAACAAAGCTCGTTTAGTAAAATTAATCAAATTGAAGTAGATTGGGAAAATAGAGAAATAAATAAATTATTAAAAACTGTAAATATGTCATATAGTAAAAGCAAGTATAGAGAACAGATTTTTAATTTATTGGAAGAGATATTTTATGAAAAACCAAGATTTATATCTGATCTTTCTCTTAAATCACTAAAGGTATTTTCTGATTACTTAGAGATACAAACTTGCTTTAAAGTTTCGTCTCATGAGAATTATGTGAAGACGGGAGACAGAGTTAAAAACTTGATAAATATATGCCATGCAGAAAAAGCTAGCAGCTATATAAATTCAATAGGTGGGACAAGTTTATACAGAAAAGAAGAATTTGCTGAACATGGGTTGAATCTAGGATTTCTGAGTGGTTTGAGCGGCCTGTCGATAATTGATGTCTGTATGAATAACAGTATCGAAGAAATAAAAAAACAACTTCAACAATACACATTGGTCTAAAAATGAAAAAATATATTCGCCCTTTGGATATGAAAAACTTAAAAGAAAACGATTTGATTCAAAAAGTCAAAAGCGCTTGGGGAGATTGTTATACAATCTATTATATTTTTAACGTTTCTAAAGAAATAGATTGGGTTTTGATGTACGAAAATCTTGCTAGCACTCTTGGAGAGATAAGAACTTGCCACCCAGTAAACAACAAGGAAACAAAGTTTTCAAAATCAAGAGATATAAAATATGAAGCGGGGGTAAATCATTATTTTGCTTCTAACATTAGACAACCTTTGCATAATGATTATGCATATTATGAAAGTAGCCAAGCCCCAGATTGGTTAATGTTGTATTGTCTTGAGAAACCAGACTTTGGCGGCAAGACACACATTCTGTCTCTCAAAACTTTAGTTAAAATTTTGAATAGTTATAACCCTGAGTTGCTAGAAAAAATAAAGATTGATGTCACTTGGAAATACAACGGACAAGATGGAGATAAGATTCATAAAAAGCCCATCTACAATGGTCAGTTCATAAATTGGAATTACTGGCAAATAAATCACAATCTAAATGATAAAGCTGTTGTGGAAGTTAAAGAAGAGTTCTTTAGTTTTCTTGAAAATGTTATAGTTGGAGGTTCAATGTATGATCACTCAGTAGATTGGGCTGAAGGTGATTGTATTATTTTTAATGATAAGGTGAATTTACACTGCAGAGACGCATTTTTGGGCAACAGATGGTTAAAAGATCATGCCTTTTTTGGCCAAACATAAATGAATAAGGAATTTTAAATTATGAAAATAGATAAAAATGGACTCAAACGGACATTTGAAATTAGTGTAAATACCTCTAAAGCGATGTTGGGAAGTGATGATCCTAATTTTAAAAGAATACATCATAATAACCATCATGTTCTTTTGTATATAAAAGATTATATTATGAAAGATAAATGCAAATCTTATTTTGAAATAGGGACACATTTTGGACATAGCTTATGTAGCCTTTTGCAAAGCAAGTACAAAAGTAAATTTGTTAGTTGTGACTTGTTCCTTAAGGGCTATTCAATTGCCAATGATTGTAAAGTGGAAAATGTTGAATCACTAGCTATAAACAATTCAAAACAATTTAATAAAAACGACTATGAATGCATTATTTTAAAAGGTAATTCTCACTCACCAGAAATGTTAAATAGAGTCTCTGCAGAGTTTCCCAATGGTATAGATCTGTTATTTATAGATGGAGACCATAGAAAAAAACCAGTTATAGCAGATTTTGAAATGTATTTTCCTCTTGTCAACTCAGGAGGATATGTTGTTTTTGATGATTATTTGCCATTCGAATGGAATGGTAGAAAAAGAGAATGCCCTATCGCAATAGATTATCTTGTAGAAAAAAATAAAGATAAACTAGAAATTATTGGATTGATAGATGATATTGTTGGGTGTAATAAATTGAAGGGGCTTTCCGAGACAAAAAATTGTGACTTTATTGTGAGAAAAAAATGATAAATATTATAATTCCATGTACACCGAACTATGAAAACAAGAGAATAATAAACACTGTATCAAAAAAAATTGATATAGTGTCCCAATTTATAATCCTTTGTAATTCAATTAAAAAAAATTGGAACTTTGATTATAAAATAAATTTATTTTACAATAAAAAATATTCTTTTAGTGATAATGATTTAAGTAGAATTACTAAATTGGATATTGATGTTTATCCTATCACTCCAGATTATAAAAAAACCCCCTATATGGTTAGGTGTAACGCCTTGTGCGAAAATCTTAAAAATAAAGGTACTCATAGATTACTCTTAGATTGTGATACTATAGCCTTAAGTAATCCAAGATTCAATTTAAATTGCGACTGGCAAGCCATGTTTGCTGGTTCTGTAATCGACAGCGCTTTTTATAATCGCATAAATACAAGATATAACTATAATTTAGATTTAAAAAATAAAATAAAAGGCAAGTTATTTCAAAAATATATTGAGGATGTTGAGAACAAAAAAAAATATAAATATAAAAACTTTTTTCCACATTTCAACGCAGGTGCTATTTTATTGAAAGAAGAGTTGTGTGCACACTTCAAAGAGCTTGTAGTCCCATCTTATGAGATATCTAACGACCTCGCCCTTCCAGAAAACATTAGACACATAGGCGTTCAGTATGCCGCTTCTTTCGCTTTGATGAAGATTTCTAACAATTGGGAGCCTTTTGAGCCCGGATTTAATTATTTAGTAAAATCTTACGATGCTGATGAATTTGGAAAAGATAAAATTCAACTTTTACACTATTGTGGCACTGGGGGTTATAAAGTGGCTTATAAATACTTTAAAGAACAAATTGATTGTTTGACTAAAATTTTATAATTATTTTTATAAAAAGGGGAATTGATATGGGTGAATATAACAACATTATAAGAAAAGCCAAAGTTGGTGGTTACTATACAAGAACCACATTGGTTTACGATGTTCATTTGGGGTGGTTAATGAGTTATGTCGCAAATCGTGGAAAAATCAAGATGATAGAGTGTGGCGTAGCAAGGGGTGGATGTTTAGCATTGTGTCATTACGCTAATCCAGAAATGGAAATTTTTGGTCTTGATTCATGGGAGCCGATGCCCAATATAACAGACAGGGATGATGCTAAAAAATGCCAGCCATGGGTGGGCACCAAGACTAGTGGAAAAATAGAAGATGTGCAAAAATCATATGATTTATTGGGCGCTTCATCTAAAAATTTAACTTTAATAAAAGGCTGGATAAAAGATACAATACCAAAAAATTTAGATCTTTTTGAGAATCTAGATATTCTCAGAATAGATACTGATTTTTACGAATCAATTATTTTTACTTTACAAGCACTTTATCCAAAAGTTAAGTCTGGGGGTTTAATCATACTTGATGATTGGCATTTTAATCCAAAAGGCGTCCAAGGGGCAGTTAATGATTTTTTTCAATCAAACAACATAAACCCTGCAATCAACAAACACCACACTGATAAAAAAGTCGGTCCAGCTTGGTTTTATAAAGGATAAAGATATATGATTATTTATGTTGATATTGATGAAACCATTTGTAAATCACCTCCGACCATGGATTATTCCTTGGCAGTGCCAATTCCCTCTAGAATAGAAAAGATTAACAAACTCTATGACGAAGGAAATACAATAGTTTATTGGACAGCAAGAGGTACCGGATCTGGAATCGACTGGAGAGAAATAACTGAAAAACAATTTCAAGCATGGGGAGTTAAATACCACGAGCTTATCCTTAAGAAGCCTATTTATGACCTGTTTATAGATGATAAAAACATTAACTCTGAGAGGTTTTTTGATGAATAATATTACAGAATTTAAAAACAAACACAAAGGACAAGATATTTGGGTTATAGCTGCTGGGCCAACCATGAACTATATTGAGCCATCATTCTTTGAGAATAAAATAACAGTAGGTCTCAACAGGGTTAGTATTAAGTTTGATTGTGATTATCTAGTTGCAAAAGACGGTAGAGGATTTGATCTCGTTAAAGAAATAATTTCTAATAAAACAAAATTAATATTTTCTAAACACGAGAGTGGCAACCCTCACCAAAATCTTAATAAGTACGATGGCGAATGCTGGTTTTTTGACCATCCAGCAAAACCAGAAGAAAAGCCTGATCTATCCTGTATAAAAGAGGGTGGAGATAGAATAGTTGTAAGTTATTCTACAATAACTAGCGCAGTGCACTTAGCGGCTTATATGGGGGCATCAAATATTATTTTATGTGGGCACGATTGTGGAACTATTGATGGAAACTCAACCATTGATGGATATTATGACAAAATTAAACCTCATCACGGAACAGATGCGGCGTATGTTTCTTGGCTGTCTCAAATAGAAAATCACACAACTATCGTCTCTCTAGCTTTAAAACAATTTTATGGTTGTAATATTCATTCTTTAAATCCTTTCATAAATTTTAATCTTGAAGGTCACAAATATATTCCAAGTAATACATCGCACATTTTACAAAGAAACTTAACTAAATAATTTTAATTATTTGCATGAAGATGTTATAATCTAAGATGTTATAATCTAAAAAATCTATAAAACATATTTTAAGGAGAATAAATATGACTGAGCTACAACACACAAATTTATCAAAACAAGCTGTTGGTGCCGTAATGATGGCACTACAAAAGAGCTTGATGGAACAATCTGATATTGTCCCAGTTTTAGAGAGCTTTAAAATGACAAGCTCGCCCGAAGGATTAGTGGTATTAAACCCACCAATTGTTAAATTTAATGACGAGTTTGAAGAAAATTTACAACAAAGTCTTGAATTTGATGTAGTTGGTGAACAACCTTCAGAGACACGCGTTGATCCATTCCAGACAAGAAAAGATTAAACATGCCCATATATCTATATGCATGTGACGATTGTTATGGCGAATGGAAAGAAAGCCATAGCATGACCGAAGAAGTAGAAGAATGCCAATGGTGTGAGTCTAAAAACATTTATAGAAAGCCTAGTTTGTTTTGCAATCTTTCAAAACAGAAAGAAAATAGAAAACAAAAAGTTGGCTCACACGTTAAAGAATTTATCAAAGATTCTAAAGACGCACTTAAAGAACATAAGAAGGAACTAGAAGAAGCAAGATGATTGAAATATTGTTAGCAGTATCTATTGTTATAATCATAATGTTAGTTTGGTATATAGTACAATTGCTTAGGCGATTTCTTAATATATCAGAAGAACTAGAGGGGTTATTTGTTAGCTTAGAAGAATACTCACAGCATGTTGACATTGTTTACAATCTAGAAAGATTTTATGGAGATACAACCTTAGAAAATCTCCTAAGACATTCGCAAAACCTCTCCGAAAGAGCAAAGAATTTTAGGGCCACTTATGATGTTAATTATACAGAAGAGGAATACGACGAGGAAAATGAATAGTTTATGGCCCGAAAAAGAAAAAATCAATACTTTACCAAAGTACACGAACAAGCAATATTAGATTATTGTCTAACCAACGATCCAAAAACAAGAAATGAATTATATAACACTCTCATTGGACCAGCCTTTAACGAGATGGTTGATAAGATAGTTTATACGTATAAATTTACCAATCTGCCTAATATAGATTACTTAAAAGAAGATTGCAAAAATTGGCTTGTAACCATATTAGATAAATATGATGCGAACAGAGGATCAAAAGCATTTTCTTATTTTAGTGTTATAACTAAGAATTGGTTTATTCATAAGGTCAAAAAAACATCACAGCAATATAGGCGCGAAGTATTAATTGAAAAATATTGTATTTCTAACGACGAAGATATTAATAACAATCACCCTCTAGTCATCTATAACACATCGATGCAAGATGCAATTAAAAAAGAATTTTGGGGATTTTTCAAAGAACATGTTGATGTGTGGGAAACACAAGCCACTAGACCAAATGATAAGAAAGTTATACAGGCTGTTAAGATCCTTTTTGAAGAGTCCGAAAATATAGAAATTTTTAATAAGAAGGCTATTTACCTATATATAAGGGAAATTACTGGCTTGAATACAAAGCAAGTTGTAAGTTCTTTAAACAAGATAAGAGTTAAATATAGGGATTTTAAAAAGAAATGGGACGACGAATAGAAGATGTTAATGATTATATTGAAGAATCAATAAAAAATATTAGAGATGATCGATCTGTAACAAGCACCCTCTTAACTGATCTCTTACTAGAGATGAAAAAGACTTCAGATCTTGAAAACCACAGACAATTAGGCCTTATCGCCTCCAAATACGTTGAAACACTTCAGCGCTCTAATGAGCAGTTAGTTAAAATTACTGCAATATTAAACAAGAGACAAGATAATTCGGTAGAGTTAAATGATGAAGACAAAGAAGAACTCTTCAACTTAATACAAGGTGGAGAAAAATAACGAATGGGATATGATGTTCTAAACCTTCCACCAGGATATCTTAATGAATTTGATGTGGATGATGTGGATCAAGAGAGCATTGATTTTCAATCAGAGTCTCCCCAGTCTATACTTCAGCGTATAAAAGATAAAGTTTTTAGCACTAATAAATTTAAAAATTCCCATTCATTGATAGGAATATTGTTGAGGGCAGATAATAAATATTCAGGTCCAGATTGTACGGCACAAGATCTTGCAATACAAGGTACACTCAAACCGGGTAAAAAAAAATATAGACTAGACACTTATAAAATTAGGGTACCTGAACTACACTTTATGCTAGCAGTGCCGAGAAATCTTAAAAAACCAGACAAAAATGATAAACTTATTATTGATTCTTACCCAACGATACAAGCAATTGATACTAGAGTGCAGAAATTTGGAGTAAGCCCTGGCGACTTAGTGAGAGTTGTATTTGGAAATGCTGGTTCTATGACAAGAATATATTATGCAGGACCATTAGATCCCGGTAATGTTGGAATTACAGCTAGGCAATATAAAGATTGTGTTGACCCTTGTATAAAAAAATATCGTGGTGGTGGCTCAACTGGTGATTGTATTGGAAAAAATATAAATTTAGCTGCTCTTGATAAAGCTACGCCGCTAGCTACAGGCCAAGGCCATACCAAAGACGAAATCATTAACGAAAGCGGATCTTCTTGGCTTGAAGAAATTTTGAAGGATAATGCAAACGCTTTCCCTGGTTTAAAATATATTTCTAAATTTTCAGGAAATGGACACGATGACAATGTTGAGATGAAAGATGGTGTGGGGAGAAATACATTTATTTTTATGCCTAAAGGTGTCGATCCCAAACAAAATTTAGAAATAATATACTTTTTTCATGATAATAATAAATTTTCACCAAATTCAGACACCGAGTGGAAAAAGATGGGCACCACGTTCACAAAGATGGTGAAAAAGGATAAAAAATTCAATGGTGGAAGGCGAAACATTATTTTTGTTGTCCCTGAGATGCTGTGGTCTGCTGAAAAAATGTCCAAACCGGGAATTGGTTATAAAAGAATTCAAAGTCAGTCCTCCGCATATAGGGGCGAAAAATTGGCAAGATATAAAGATCGCCATTGTCATGCATGGGGCCTTAAACAGCCCGTCTGGGCCGATAACCACAAACTCTTTGTAGGGGGATACGAAGGTAAAGAACCAAAAGGTAAAGGAGACTTTAAACAGTTCGTCACTGAGGTTAATAAAGTACTAAAAGAAAAATTCAATGTTGATCAAGCTAAAGTACAAAAAATTACTTTAGCTGCTGAACGTTATGGAGGCGCCGCAATATCAAATCTCGCCCGAAACGGTCTATTAGGTAGTAGTGGCCCACTTGGAGACAAATTAGGAAAAATACAATTATTTCATGCTGATTATAGCGGCCATGAAAATAATCATTATCATGATAACGATTTATTAGATATTGTTAGCAATGTTAATACAAAAAACGTAGAAATTGAGGTACATCTATCATCTGACGGAACTAATCTTGCATCTGAACTACCAAGAAAAGCTTTTGCTGCATTTTTAGGCAAAATATCTTCTCTAACTCAAGAATGGATATCAGACAATAGTGAAAATTTATCTGATACATCTAAAGCGGTAATAGATTTGCTTGATGAATATAAAGGCCAATTAAATTTCATAGGTAAACCAACAACACAAAATGTTCAAAGTCTCAAAGAACAATATAACGCTGGCCGTGAATTTATTAAGTCTAATAAAAATCGCACATTAAGACTTTCAGGCCCATGGGCATTTGTTATTTTTAGGGGAGTAGCTGCCAAACCTAGCATCGATTGGATATCCTGGTTGGAAGATACAAATGTTCCGACTGCAATTGCATCTAGCGAAATTACAAAAGAAAAGAAAAACGTTATAGTTCTTGAAAACTCAAAATTTACCGATCAGGACAAAAAAGCTTTTTCAAAATTTAAGGGGAAAGTATTATTATATAACTCCAAGTGGGGCGCCGACGATACAGCTCAATTAAAAGGAAAAACAGCTATTGTAGTACCACAAGGCGCCAATTTATCGGAACCGTATGAATTAATATTTTATTTTCACGGCATCACCAAAGGAAAGCCGTCTCCAACAAATTGGCGTTCACATGCAGACGGTTTTCACACCGCAATCCAAGCACAACTGAATAAAATGGTTACTGTTCAAAAAAGAAATGTAGTGTATGTAACCACACAACATAATGCCCATACTGAGATGAAAGCAGAAAAAGCAACATTTGGAAAAGAAAACCAACATTCCCAAGACTTTAAAACCTTCCTTAAGGATGTAGTAGAAAAAATAAAAGGTAAAGATAATGTGAGTCCACAAGAAGGCTTAGGGGGCTCCGCAAACCCTGAATTTATAACTCTTAAATCATTTTCGGGAGGATATTACCCAGTTAGGGCAATTGTTAGCGCCATGACAAACAATAAAATTGCTGGCCACACACTTCAAAGAATAGACTATTTTGATTCGTTATATGGTCCTAAAGCATATAAGGATGTTTTTGAGAAAATATTCGTTGATCAAAAAAGCTCTTTCAACCCAGGCGTCGATTTTGAAATGCAAGTATATGCTCACGATACTAGCACAACCGCTGATCCGAACGCAGGAAAGGGAACATGGCAATATGTAAAGCAATTTTATAAGAAAGATGGCTGCGGTAAATTTAATGGTTGTGCTGAGATAAAGGATGGAGAGGTAGAGGCTAAACTATCAAAACTTGATGGCTTATATTTGGAACAACAAAAAAGTAATCACAAGTACGGAATAGTCAACAAGTTTGCAGCAAAGTCACTCTTAGACGCATCAAAAACACCCAAATTTAACCCAATTAAACCCAAAAGTGCTGCAGAAACGATAAAAGCAGCTGATATTCCTGTTGCTTATGATGAGGAAGGCAATGCCTTCAACCATAAAGGTGAACAATTATCCGACTCTTTTGATCTGGAAAAACCTCAATTAAAGTGTGATAAAGGGCAACTTGACAAGCACAGGCCAAAAACAAAGCCCCCCACAAAAGATGAAGATTGTAGAAAAAAATGTAAAGAAGAGTTAACAACTGGCGCCACAGGCACAACGCCCAAGGAAACGAAAGGTGATGTTAATTGTGAAACAAATCCTCTAGGGTTGCTAGACTATGGAAGAAAGAGCGATTTTAATAAGGGCTTAAAAATAACTGCAGCCACGACCCCCAAAAGTTGGGGTAAACCAATAATTGGAAGATTTATAAAAAATGTTCTAGAAAACGAAATTTGGACTAGTTTAAACGAGCAAAACGCCCAATATCCACAAAAAGATGGAAAGACATTACAATGGATTATTAGAGATATATCACCAAAATGGGCCAACGGCATTGATATGATACGTGGACATGGATCACATAGAGAGGGAATTGATTTTGACATGAATTTGCCTGTCGACTGGGTGAATTCAAAACCAGGAACAAAACAGCCCAAGAGATTTCAGGAACATACCGTCAAGGGCGATATTCGTGTAGATTATGATAAATGTATTGCTATGGCGCTATTAACCATCAAACAGCCCGGAATGGCAAATTCAATGTGTTTATGCGGAGTTAAATCTGTAGAAGGCAAACAAACGCCGCAATGGTATTTTAAAAAATATATTTTACGAAGATGTGATGAGATTATTAACGGAGTTTATGACCAATCTATAGAAAGCGGAGGTAGTGGAATGTTACGAGAACCTAATCCAGCATTTAAGAGCTTGTTTTCAGGATTCAATGAGACAACAAAGAAAAAGATTAATAGTTTTTTCCTTTCTGAGCCTAATCACGAGGATCATTTCCACTTCAGGCTTGGCACTAAAACAGGGAGTCACCAGAAAAAATGGCCCGATAAAGCACTAGAACAACTTAAGAACAATGGCTGCGACTATAAAGGGCCACACCCTAAATCTAGGCTGAAGTGGCGAGAGTACGTCGCGCAGCATGGTTATGAGAAACAATCATCATTTAAAAGTAAAAAATAATAATGGTATAAGGAGATTATAGATGAGAGGACCACTTAGAAATCCTAAATTGGCTGGAGAAACAAAGGGCAGAAATTACGATAAAGATGAGTTGGTATATCACATGGGTATCGACGGCGATCCAAATTATTATTATACTCCTGAATTAAATAAGCCACCATTTGGAGAGGTAAATCTGGAAGGAGTTTACGGCTCTGGTGTCCGTACTGGACCCGATAGAATGAATGAGCGAACTGATCCCTCTACTGGCGAACAGTCTCAATTTGGCGGCGGCTTTGGCGCCGTTGGCGCATATGGTTGCTCCGCGGTGGATATATATGCAGGATTGGCATCTCACCACACAGCGAGAGGAAAAGTACCAGAGACCCCAGTTAATCCAAGTTCAGAAAAAGACGCTGCCAGGGTTTATGTTTCTCAAATGTGTGATGTAGATGATATGTTTGGTTTTCCAGATGGAAATCTCGGAAATATAAAATCAAAATCTGCAGTGGTTGCCAAGGCAGATCAAATACGAATAGAAGGTAGAGAAGGTGTTAAAATTGTTTCAGGGGTTGACATTAAAAACTCTAAAGACGAATATATTAGATCGGTACCGCCTATTAATCTGATTGCAGGTGGAAATGTTGGAGAGGATAAAATGCACCCAATCCCAAAGGGCAACAATTTGCTTACAGCGCTAGATGATATTGTCGACAATATTAATGAATTGAGTGCTATTTTAGATAATTTTTTAATGTTTCAGCATAAGTTTAATACTGCATTGATGTCCCACAAGCATCCTTCTCCGACTGCTATAGGCATCTCACAAGCCGCGGTAGGCACCCCTACTGCTCTGTGCGGAGGTCAGACGCTAATATCTATGGATTGCGCCGCAGCCGGTTTCAATGCGCTTGTTAGCGGCTTGTCATGCAAGAAGGATTTAATGCTGCACACAATGCGAAACCAAGGAGTGAAGGTCAGTAGACTTGCTAGATATAGCAACAAATTTATTAATAGTAGAAGCGTTTATACAAGTTAAAAAGAAAGAGGCTTAAAATGGCAATTGGCAAATTAGAAAAAGAAATTGAAAAAATATGGAATAGATTAAAAGACGAACCAGAAAAAGGCTGGGTTAAATCTGAAAAGAAATATTTTCAAGACAAGGCTGCAGAAACAATCTACAATCCAGATTTAGCTACTTTTACAGCCAGCAGTCTCGATATAATAGATAAAAATTGGCCAAAGGAAGGTTGGCCAACTCAGGTGAGTAAATTAAAAAGCTATTATGGAATAGGCCCTTCTGTGTCAAAAAGCACGCGTGGCACCAATGCAAACGAAAATAGAAATATGGGAGAAAAGCAACATTGGTGGGAAAAAACTAATGCACACATATCAGAAGATAATAAATATTATGTAGTACCAGTATTATTTAAAAACATTACTAGTAATAAACACTTAATTGATTACAAAGGTCCCGATGGAAAATATAAAATTGGCTCTCCATCGGAAGAAGGAACGCTACTACACAAAGAAACAGAATTTAGTGATTTGTGTAAAAAAGTGGCGCTTAAAAAATTAAAAAAAGATTTACACAAAGCAATGTCCAATAAACAAATTGAAGATTGGTACAAACAATATGCAATAATACCATCTGACATTAATGTGCCAAGATCTGTCAACCCTCAAACAAATCAGCCCGATATAGTTACAATAACAAATTCTTGGCGAATCGTCCCTAGAAAGCCGGAATATCAAAACTTATTTGTTAAAGTTTTATTTGATAAGGGCTGGGTAGATTCACTGCCCCCTGAAGTCGACCCAACCATAGATTATGCAAATACAAATAGAGAAGTGTTGATATTATTAAAAGATTTAAAACAATATCTTACAAATATGACAACCATCTTATATCATTTTGACACACAGATGCACAATGCATGGATAGAGAACGGCGTAGAAAGCTCTTTCCAAGGAAAATGTGTTAGTGAACAAATTGGTAAAATATATGGCATATTAAGTGACCTTATGGTTAAAAATGGAAAAGCACCTTTAGAGCCGGTATTTGTTTCAAAGAGCTTGGACATGTCTGAAAACGGTGCCTTTCAATTTGGCTTTACAAAAGATTACGATCTCCAATATATAGCTTTTAGTGATGTTGCGGATTGTCTTTGCGAAGAAGATGTGAACATGAATGCATATGCCCTTAGAGAAGGCCTCTTAGAAATGAAGATGGCTGGCCCATTTGCAAACAGAACAGTTAATAATTTTATTCATAAATTACCAGATATTAATAGAAGATATTCAAAATATATAAAAGGTGTCGACAAAGTAAATAATGATTTGTTTGGAACGCAACAATCATATCTTAAGTTTATTAACACATATGTTTATCCAACGCCTGAAACAAGCTTTCAAGGCGCTGGCGAGGCAACAAATTTTGAAAAAATGTGGCTTGGTACAATGGCTACGTTTGATGAGTTAAAAAATCCACTTTGGAAAGATGCCCTTTTTACTGGAAAATATGTAAAAGATCCCCTTCAGCTTATGAGCCCAGAGGTTAAAAACATGATTGTTGGTGCGTCAAATGCCACATATATAACCACTGGCGATTCTGTAATGATGAAGGCACTAACGGATGATTTAAAATCAATAACGGCTTTATATGATAAATTGCTGCATAAAATACCGATATCCGAACTTTTAAAAGTGGCCGGAAAAATGATTTTTCAATGTCTAGGTCCAGACGTCAAACGAAAAATATGTAAGGTAATATTAAAGACCATTCCCATAGGTGAATTAAGGATGGTTCTTTATCCGTGCCTTCGAAATGTTGAAAATGGAGATCTTGCAATTGCAAAATTAGAAGAAATGGTCACAGGTCGCACCGGAGAAGTTTACAAGATCGCATCATCTAGATATCCAGATAAATTCCCTGCCAATGCTGATCAATGGACACAAGCCCAAGCGCTAGCATCCATGACTTCAATGTATTGTTCTGATCCCTATATGCAAAAAAAGCTTGGAAGATCTCCCGACGACTTTAATGATGAGTTGGCTGCTTGGGCTGATACCGAAGCTACAGATGCCATTTGCAGCTGCGTGATACAACTATATGGGCCTATTGGTGAAATATTAGAGCAAGCGCAAGAGGTCGCAGACGATGTTATTGATGGGATGATGTCTTCTTCTAAGAAAAAGGCATATAATCTAGAAAGAGAAGCAACTTTAGCTATAGATAGAATGTTGAATCCCATTAAACGTTATTTAGATGGCGGTAATATGATGAAAGATCTTGCTGATGCGTTTGTAAAGGGCCTTCAAGACATGGCTATGTCTCTTGTTTATGCAACTGTCATGGTGCTAATAAAATATGTTAAGGATCAAGTACTTGGTAGCTTAACTAGAGATTTGTGTAATTCTCCAAACGGTTCTCCTTTTGGATTTACAGGCCCAGGCGATTGGCTGAGAAACTCTACAATCTATAAAGATAAGGATCAACAGCAAGTTTGGGATGTTATGAAGAATTTTGAGGCAAAACATTTTTTCAATGCTGATATTCAAGGCGCCTTTGACACTAGCCGTTGGGACAAACTATCTTTTGCGTTTTCACCAAGCGAGTTTAAAAGAATGTTTGCAAATCCTTGCGCAGACACATCTTTTACTAAAGAACTTGAAATTGTTTCTGATATTTTCACACCAGACAAAACTAAAGCGGAAATGGAAGAAAACTTTCCAGGAGAATCAGTTGATGCAATTGCTGCACAAGTTGGTTACGATCCAACAAGAAAAAATCAATTTTACAATCATGACGGTACAACAGTCAATTTAGAGGGACTCATTACTACAAACCAAGCACGCGATTTTATGGTTGAGGTTGGCTCCCATATTGATCCAAACATAATTGAGGATGCACAAGCACAATATCATCAGTATTCTAATGCATGGGCTGAATTGTGCTTGCCGGGAATTCCGGAAGAATTGTCAAAAACGATTGACCCAGAAGATATTAAGAAGATAATACTTTCAGATGAAGAAGATTTAGGAAAAGATTTTGAAAAAATTATGGCACTCCTAGAGCCCGAGATGATGAAAAATAAATATCCTCCTTTATTTTGTGGCCCCTGCGCACCAAATCAAGTTGGAATGAAGCCGATAATGGATAGCCAAACTCACCCATCACAACTGTTTATGCATCAGAGATTAAATGATCATACATATCAAATAATTGATGATGTTTTTAATAACAATTTATCTGCTTACAAGCCAATCATTAATGAAGTTGGAGATATGGGAATTATTAATACTTTGATTAGTAAAATTCCATCTAATGAAGAAATAGATCCAAAACAAGCAGCTAGTAAATATGGTGAATTTTTTGGTGATATGCTTCAATCTGTAGGAACTGACCCTAAATATCAAAACACTCCCAACAAAAGCGTTGCAGAAAAACTTAAAAACACTATATCAAAAATTACAGCTGATAATAACTTTTTAGGACAGATATACACTTATAATCCCGATAAAGGTATTGCTGTTTTTAATTATGATATACCTAACTCCTCTATTGAATTATTCCTAGTTATCAATCTTTCTAATGAGTCTTATAATTTTAGAGGCGACGTTACTATTACGCCCCCGCAGATTAAACTTATTTCTTATAACGCTGGGATGAAAGAATATTCGTTCCCTCATGATGATGCTCCCATGGAAGATTATAATGAGGATGATGTTGGATTTGAGCTTTTCGATTATTGGACCGAGAATCCTTCCGGAAATCAAAGTGAAATAGTGCCAACTATGATGGCTAAGGGGCTGCTTGAGGGAACATCCCAGTCTATTTTTAATGCCGTATATCCACTTGCTGTGAGTTTAATGTTGGAAACGGTTTGGAATAATACGACACATAATGAATTGTTTTTATCTAAAAACTTCAATGCGATGCCACTGACTAACGAAGAAGTTAAAAGCAAGTGCGCTGAGACTAGCATTACGCCCTTATTAGACCCAGAAGGAACTAAGCAGGATATAGATGATATGCGAAAAGTTTTGGAGTGTGTCACCAGCATGTTTGCTAAACCTGATGCTCTTCAAATTGCTAATTTATTTGGCCTGTATAAATCATTAATAAAGGTTTGTGTTACTGAAGAAATTCTTAAAGTATTTTTTATGTACTCTTTTGCAAAGTTAAGTGACATCATTGAAAGTGATCATTATATGCGATTGTTGGTAGATAATGTTAAAAATTCAGTTGAGAGTGTAATGGCTTCAGGCTTTGAGGAGCTTAAAGAATATTGTTCTAAGTTAGTTAATGCTAGGTTAAAATTGGTAGATGAGAGCGAGCTAGAAAACAAAACAGAACAAGAGAAAGCAGAGTTCTTAAGAACTAAAGATCCTGATGAAAGCTTGAATATGATTATCACAGAATGTGCACTAGAAGTAGATAAATTATTCGATACTAGAGTAAAAGATCATATTAATGATGAGTGGAAGAATTTGTTTATGAGTTTGGATGACATCGATAGCAAAGATCCTCAATCTTACCTCAAAAATAACCTTTTTCAGTATGCTATTAATCCGCGAATGATGATGGATAGCAAATATCCTGCTAGAAAATACATTTATTCTAATGGCAACGGCCCAGCCACACTTGGATATCAACTAGAATCTGGAAAGCTGCCATCATTTGAATTGGCCTCTGATAATTTGGACGCCTATCATTACGGGTATCCTGAACAAATATATCGCCCACTTCCAGTTAATACATTCGGCGGCCTATATTTTGAGCCATATGTACGAATGACTTCAAAACTCGAAATCAATGATTATCAAGCGCACCCTGCAGGGTCAGGCGAAAATGTTCCTAAAGATAACATGCTTACCATATGGCAAGACGGGGAAGCAGTTCAAGTTGTGGAAAAAGTTAGTTCTATATTATCAGAGAGCGAACAGGCATATTTTAAAATATTTTGGTCCCGCTTTAAATCAGCATATGCTCATTGGGATAAAGCAACATTTCGAGACACACTGGATACCAATATTAAAGAAGCGTCGTCCCACAGTGGTGAAAGGGAGGTGTTTGATAATTTAAATTCTAATGGTCAAACTAAAGATCTTTGGCTTCGCAATACTGATGTTGGTTCTAATCAGCAAGATCCAAATGCTAGTTGGCCGCGCGGCGCCGGAACTGCGTTTTATCAAACAAAACATGGCATTGGCGACACAGAAACTGTAAAACACATACATCAATTTCTTGGATCACTTATAGATAAAATAGATGCTGAAATGCACGATCATAACGTTTTGGTTTTCTGGCGAGCGGACGACACTAGATCAACTTTCTTGGAATTTTTTGACCTGTTTTTTTCTGTTTGCAATATTCTTGGTACGCCATACGATGTAGCACCAGACGACGAATCTAAGGCCCATGGTTTGAAAAATTCTATGAAGGCTTATATTGATCAAAGATCTATTTTTACAAATATTGTAAGTTCTTATAAATTTAATCATCCTTCTCCGGACACTACAAATTCATACGCAGGGAAAGGAACATTTGGTTACGCGAACATCACAGGAGATGAAGGCTGGGCAGATGCATATTATTATTGGCAACATTATCCATACGGAGTGATTCCAAGCGCAAGAATACATTTTTTGAATAGAGGCGTTATTAATTTCAACACTTTTTATAAATCTTATTGGGGCCTAGCTAATAATTTTGAAAAAATGAAAAAGAACAATGCTACGCTTTCAAATGCGCGTGGAACAGATGATTACCAAAGTATATCAACAATTGACTTATTTGCCAATTCTAAAAATACGATATTTGGGATTGGCGACACAATAGATGCTGGCGTAGATATTCCGACATGGGAAAGCATATCCGATAGCGCAAAAGCCGAATGGCTTAAAAAGTATGAAGAAACAGGCAACGAAGAATATGCATTTAAAGCACAAGATGGCTACGGTTATTGGAAAGGTTCAGATTTTCTCAATAACTCAAATGTCAATTCTAAAGAGTTTATGATCTCCATACAAGATTTTTTGGTTAAGCACAAATTTCCAGACATGGAACTCCCGGATCTTTCACCCGACAACCCCAACGCCGTCATCACAGGGTCCTGGAAAAATATGCTTATTGATAATGCGCTATCAAAGAATGCCAAACAAATTTGTTCTTTTTACAATTGGCTTAGATCGATTTTTATTGAATCTCCTTTTGATGAATGGTTTGATTTTAATCTTGGTATGAGGCTTAATTTGGTAATACCATATGAAGACAACACCAATTTGAAAGATTATGTGTCTCAATATATTAAAAATAACATTGATTCGCTAACTGGCTTCGACAATCTTCCTGATGAACTTAAAGAAGTCGCAAAAAATGATAGAAATTATAATCTAGATAAAGTTTTTCTCCTCTCCCAACCGAAACCCGGTTCGCCCATTGAAGATATTTCTGGAATTCGTTGGCTGTGTTTGCCACTGGAAGTGGTTGAATATAACTTAAGAGATTATTGGCAAGAAATACATGAAAAATATGGCGTCAGCGAAATCGGCAAAACTCGACCAGGACACATAATAGCTTCGAAAATTAAAGAGGCTGAGAAAAAAACGAATGGTAAATATGACTCTACTGTTCCAGATAGTCCATGGCACATAATTATGAAAAATATTGTAGAGTTGGGCTTCGGAAATATTCAGGATCCTGGAGTTGGGTATAAATATGATTTCTGCCGCGGCGGCGATAAAGGTCTAGAGGTTGCTGGGGCCTTACAACAGAATTTTTTCAAAAATGTGCATGCACCTATGAAAATAAACACTTCTTTCATGTCACCTCATAAAACGACTGAAAAATATTATGTATCAGATGTAGATGAGTCTAACATTATGCGCCCAACTTTATGGTCTGCCTGTAGATTAATTCAAACTGCATTAGCACAAGGTCTACGTACAGGCGCCACAAGCTCTGAGCCAAACCCAATAAGAAAAGAAGTGCTTGATAGATTAAAATTTGAATTACTCAATAAGGTAATAAAGGATAATAATAAATATTTAAATGAACTGTTACCAGTTGAGGAGGCTGTTTTTACAACAGCAATGGTGTATCGCTATTCTATTGTAAGCGCATATCCGTCGCTCCAAGACTTGTTTTTGCCAACAAAAAAATTAATTAATTCTTTTATTGTTCAAATGTTAAAGACAATAGAAGGAGACTACACATATGTTAATGAAGTACTTGAGGGCATGGACTCTCAGGAAAAATTAAATACAAGTTCTCCATCACCAGATTCTATTGCTAAAATATTTTTTGAATTAATAGTTCAAATGGCTGCAAACACTGTCGATCCTACTTGGAAGACTCCTTGGTTTATGCCGGGACCATTAACTCCAATTGGCGCCATCGCAAAAGGTATTTCTATGGATTGGGGTAAAGATGGAAAAAAAGAAGAAAAGGAAACACTTGCAGGTGATGAGTGTGAAGATAAAGAGGCAGCAGAAACAGAAGCTTAGAAATATATTAATGAGGGTGGAGATTTTATAATAAAAATATATTTTTTATTCTAATTACATAAAAGGAGATTCAAATATGGCAACCGGTTATGCTCCAAAATTGCCCCTACAATATGATGAAATAGACGGCTTCTATAAAATGAACAAAACAGTGGGTGATGTTATTAAGCAAAATATTAAGATGGTTGTTTTAACATCTCCTGGTGAAAGGATGATGAACCCAGAGTTTGGAGTGGGATTGCGCAATTACTTATTTAACCCAGAGGCATCAGATGTTTTCGTAAATTTAAAAGATAGGATCAACCAACAATTAGAAAAGTATGTTCCTTATGCGAGAATAATAAACATACAAAGAATAAGTTTGCAAGATATTCCAGGGGAACCAGACCCAACAAATTCAATGGGAGTACAGCTAATATATACAGTGCCAAATGCAGGGATAAGTGATTCGCTTACTATTACTTTTAAGAATTAAATTATCTACTTATTTATAAAGAGGATTTGTTAAAAATATGGCAACAAAAAAACCAGCAATAAATTATACAAATAGGGATTTTCAATCAATACGGGCTGATCTAGAATCTTATGTTAGGAGATATTATCCGGACAATTATAGGGATTTTACCGAAGCATCTTTCGGGGCAATGATGCTGGACACAGTTGCTTACGTTGGAGATATGTTGTCTTTTTATACCGATTACCAAGCAAATGAATCTTTTCTAGATACAGCAATTGAATATGACAATGTATTAAAATTAAGTCGCCAGATGGGTTATAGATATAGTCCTTATCCATCTTCTTTCGGCGTATGTGATTTTTATATCACAGTCCCTGTAGAAGCTGGCTCACAGTCTCCAGATGAAAATTATATGCCCATACTTCGAAAGGGTTCAACCTTTCTTTCATCCGGTGGTTCTGTTTTTTCACTCTTAGAAGATGTGAATTTCGCACTTAGTGAAAATCCAATAGTTGTGGCAAATCAAGATGTGGATACGGGCAATCCCTCTACATATGCCGTCCGCGCTGCAGGCCAAGTTGTTTCTGGGGAGTTGGCAGTACAAGAAGTACAGGTATCGTCATATACTCCATTTTTAAGAATAGGGCTCGTTGGCGAAAATATAAGTGAAGTAGTATCAGTATTTGATGATAAAGGAAATCAATATTTCGAGGTAGATTACTTAAGTCAAGATGTTTTATACGTTTCTGTTATAAATAGAAACTCTAATAATAGTACAGTACCTTATATTCTTAAACCTGTGTCTGTTTCCCGTCGCTTTAGAGTTGATTCAACGCCTGACGGCCTTTATTTACAGTTTGGCCAAGGAAGCGAAGAAACTCCTGTTGAAGTGAAAGATCCATCAGAAGTAATATTACAATTGCACGGTAAAGACCACGTTTCAGACACTTCATTTGACCCTTCAATTTTAAATCAAACTGATAATTTAGGTGTAGCTCCGTCAAACACAACCTTGACGATCATTTATAGAATAAACAGGGAAGAAAATGTAAATGCAGCTGCACAAACAATAACGAGAATTGGTACTGTAGACTTTTCCTTTCCAGCAGACCAGCAAGGCCAATTAAGTGAAACAAAGATTGACGACGTTACAACTAGTTTGGCTGTATTAAATGAAGATCCTATTATTGGCGATGTGGGTGTTATAAGCACTGATGAAATTAAAGAGCGCGCCCGAGCCAATTTTGCATCTCAATATAGAGCAGTTACCAAACAAGACTACATAGGCATTGCTTATAATATGCCGTCAAAATATGGGAAATTTAAAAGAGTCGCTTTGGAATTAGATTCAGACTCTTATAATCAGAGAAATTTAAATTATTATGTCATATCAGAGGACATTGATGGATTTTTAGCTACTTCAAACAACACTCTTAAAAACAATTTAAAAACGTGGATAAATCAATATAAGATGATAAATGATACGATTGATGTTTTGGATGCTAAGATATGTAATGTTGGCATAGAATATAAAATTGTTCCATTTCCTGGTACAAACAAATATGATCTTCTTGTTGAGGCGAATACAACTTTAAGAGATGCCTTCACTAAAGATTTTTATATCGGGGAACCAATAATAGTTACTGATATATACCAAATATTAAAATCGGTACCTAATTTGTTAGATGTTGTTGATGTTCAATTAACTGTAAAATCTGGTGCAAATTATGCCGACTCTCCAATATCTATAGGAGACGCACTTTCTGCAGATGGAAGATTTTTATTCCCCCCTTCAGATACTATTTTTGAATTTAAGTATCCAGATTTAGATATTGGAGGCACGATACAGTAATGGCGATTAAAAGATACTTTGCAGACGCAGACAATACAATAACCAACGCATATAAAGCCAATTTAACCGAACGTGGTGTTAGTGGAAATATGGGGCAATCTGATATTTTGGAAACTTTTTCCATTTATGCTCAAGCATCAACAGCATCATCTGAATTCTCAAGAATATTAATTAAGTTTCCAGCAACTGGGTCAACGTCTGAATATATGTCATATGATAGAGAGCAGGGAAACATTCCTGCTTCTGGAAGTGTTTCATTTTATTTAAGAATGTTTAATGCTAGACACTCTCAAACAACTCCTAAGAATTTCGACTTAATTGTTTCTGCTGTGTCACAATCATGGTCTGAAGGTGATGGCCTAGACATGGAAAACTATTCAGACGAGGATGAATCTAACTGGATATCAGCAGTTGCATCTAGTAGTGCAGGAGCAGGCACCTGGACTACGGAAGGTGGAGATTATTTAACAGACTCTTCTTCATCCTTTACAGCATCTTTCGACAAAGGTTTTGAAGATATGGAATTAGACATCACTCCTCTAGTTGAACAATGGATTAATAGTTCTGGAAATGTTCTGGGTTCAAAGTCAAATTATGGCGTCGGGGTGAAACTATCTTCCGCAGAAGAAGATGCAACTACTTCATATTATACTAAAAAATTCTTTGCAAGGGGATCTCAATACTTCTTTAAAAGGCCATATATTGAAGCACGGTGGGACTCATCCAAAAAAGACGATAGAGGAAACTTTTATTACAGTAGCTCATTAGCTCCTGCTGCCGATAATTTGAACACTCTTTATCTCTATAATAATGTTAGAGGTCAATTAAAAAATATTCCTGCAATTGGAACTGGCAGTATTTTAGTGAGTTTATATTCTGGATCTGCTGACAACACTGAGCCTTATGGATCAAAATTGGTATTATCTGGAGACGCCACCAATGCTACGGGAAGTTATAATTCTACTGGAATATATGAATGTTCTTTAGCATTTACTGGATCCACCTCTTTAACCAAAGTTTTTGATGTGTGGCACAGCGGCGGCGTTGAATATTTTACCGGCACTATTGAGCCAAAAAGCTTAACTCAATATTGGCCCGGAGAATCTACAAACCCAAATAAACAATTTGTTAGTCATATATCTAATTTAAAGCCAGTTTATTCTGTACAAAATACGAATGCTAGATTTAGGCTTTATACTAGAAAAAAAGATTGGAGCCCAACTATTTACACAGTGTCCTCAAATGAGGCACAGGTAGATTTAGTGGAGGATGTTTACTATAAAGTCTATCGAGTACATGATGACCTAGATGTAATCACTTATGGTACGGGAAGCGATAATCACACTAGAGTTTCATTTGATGCCAATGGAAGTTATTTTGACTTAGATATGTCTTTATTAGAAGCAGATAACGTATATGCAATACAGTTTGTATATTATTTAAACTCCCAATATGTTGAGCAGTCTGAAGAATTTAAGTTTAGGGTAGAATAGTATGCCTATAGATTATAAAAAACTTTACCAAAGTCATGACATAATTTTAACAAATGCAAATCCGGATAATTTAGTCGAAAATGGCACTTTAGAGTCAGTTGATTATTTAAGAAATTATTTTAAAAGCAGAGAGCGTTATAAGCCCCCTGTAGACTTTTCCAAGCTTAAGAATTTTGCAAGATTTGGCTCTGCAAAGAAATATTATGTTGACGCTTTTGATAGAATTGCAGAAACTTATCCCTATGACGGATCCCTAAAAGAGAGAATAGATTGGGAATTAAGTTCTTCATATTTTGATCTATATGTTTTTGATCAAGTATATCCTAGAAGCAATGGATATGTCACCATTTCGGCTGAAGGTTGGGGAACTCAAGCTGCATCTTCAGATCACTATGGCGCCACCGCAACCTCTTCATATGAATATATTTTTATAAAAGGTGGGCCTCACGGATCACAAAGATCAAAAGATAAAGATATCACTGATATAACTGGCGATTATAAGAGTGGCTATGCCAACATTTGGGAGCCTGCAAAAAACAGAGAATCGAATTTAAAAATTGGTGGCATCGACGGAAATACAGTAGAATTCTGGATGAAAAAATCAGAGTTTGTTACTTCTAAAACCGGACGAGAAGTTATATTTGATGCCGCTACTTCTGATTATGATTATACTAGTTCAAACTACGGACGACTGAGAGTTGAATTAACCGGTACAACTTCGGATTGCCCCATTGCCGTTACGTGGTTATCGGGTACCACCGGACCTAACCTTAGTGGTTTCCAAGGATCCACCGTAACAACAAGTTCTATTGCTGATGGTAATTGGCACCATTATGCGATTACGCTTGAAAACAGCGGCACTTCAGCTGTTATGAAATTATATTTCGATGGTGTTTGCAACGGCGAACGCACACTTCCCAATTCTGCAATTGGTGACGTTAATGGTAATATTAATGCCACGATTGGCTCTTTGATTACTAACCCTTCCGGGACTACACAGCCAACAAAAGGTTGGGGTAAATTATCGGGATCATTAGACGAATTTAGATTTTGGAAGGACACAAGAACCTCTCCAGAAGTCTTAAGATATATGATTGAGCCGGTCGGAGGTGGTACAAACACTGATGACGCAAATACTTCTTTAGGAGTATATTATAAATTTAATGAGGGTATAACCTCAGTGAACTCAACAGACCAAACTGTTTTAGATTATTCTGGAAGAATTAGTAATGGTACATTTGTTGGATACAATTCTTCAGCAAGAAATGTTGGTTCTGCGATGGTCAGTTCTGGGTTGGTAGATACAGAATTTAAAGATCCTATTTTATATACTACTCATCCAGATGTAGAGTCGATCTTAGAAACAAAAAAGAAAGAGGGAGAAATTCATGACTTTGGTAATAATGCAGCCATATATCATTCGTTACCTGCGTGGATTACCGAAGAAGACGAAGATAAACAATATTCACCTCTCAAAAATTTAACTCAAATTGTAGGCTCTTATTTTGATTCATTAGCTGAACAAATTAATTCTATACCACAACTTAAGCACAAAACATATTTAAGTTCAAGCCACAAACCTGCACCATTTAACGACAGACTTTTAAATTCAATAGGGTTTGATTATTTTCCAGAACTTTTTTCTGACGCAACTGAATTAGAATATTTTAGAAGTAGAAACGATAGATCTCTATTTGAGAAAAAACTATATGATGTTAAAAACAGAATTTATCAAAACATTTATAACAACATCATTTATATTAACAAAACGAAAGGTACAGAAAAATCTTTTAGAAACTTAATCCATTGTTTTGGCTTGGGCGATGAAATATATCGTATCAATACATATGGTAATCGCGTCACATATACTCTCAAGGACAATTATAAGTCCATAGCTGAGTTTAAAAAATATGTAAACTTTGGTTTAACAGGAAGCTCAGAAGCTACAGTTTTCCCACACTCTGCGAGTTCAAATTCTAACTCTAAAGCAATTATATCCGCTTCATATGGCACAACTGATTATTTAGGCTTTACGATGGAGTCTGAAGTTCATTTCCCAATTAGGCATTCATTAGCCGACTCAAACACCGTTGCAACGACAGACGAGGGCCCAAGTCGACAATTTAGAACTTATATACCATTTACTACTGCTTCTCTGTTTGGTATGCATCAAGTCGGTGATTCTGCCACTGGAAACAATTTAACTTGGGCTTCAACCGATCAGGCAAACTTTCAAGTTTTTGCTGTAAAAGCTAGCGATTATTCACAGCGCGCCCAATTCGTTTTAACTGGAACTAGTGATTCTGTTATCGGCGCCCTTAATTTAACAAGTAGTTATATTGATGATGTATTCGATGATACTCGTTGGACATTTTCTGTTTCAGTTAAGCCAAACTCAAATACCACTGCGGATTTGGCTGTTGGGTCTTCTGCATCTTTTGCCACGATGGGTTACACAGTAGAATTTTATGGCGTAGAAAAAATAGTAGATTATGTTAAAAATGAATTTCATGTATCTGGAACTATCACCGCTGATCAAGGAAGTAAATTTTTAAATTATCCGAAAGCTCCATATATTGGAGCCCACAGAACAAACTTTTCTGGTACGCTATTAAAAAAAGCTGATGGAAATATTTCATCAACTAGAGTTTGGTATAGTCATTTACCGACTGGCACCATAAAACAACATCATCAAGATGTAAAGAACTTTGGTGTCGATCACCCATATAGAAGTACATATTTATATCCAACTCAACTAGATGGTATAAAAATACCTACAATTGATACACTAGTTCTAAATTGGACTTTTGATACTGTTACTGGCTCTGACTCTAGCGGAGAATTTATTGGCGAAGACTATTCTTCCGGCTCTGCAGAAAAAGTGTCTAAATACGGCGAGTTTGGAGAACTAGTTGGCAAACAATATTTACCGAAAGGATTTAATTTTCCAGCGAGTTCGGCTCTTCCAATAAATAAGAAATTTATTAGCTCTGGTAAAAAGCAATTACCAGAAATGATAAATAGCTCAGATATGGTCAATATATTAACAGACGACGACAGGTTCTTTAATAAAGTTGACTTATTGAGGCCCACAAATTATTACACTTCAATTGAAAAGAGTATGTATCAAACTATCTCTGATGAGATGGTGAAGATGTTCTCATCTATTAAAGATTTCAATAATCTTGTCGGAGAACCTGTTAATAAATATCGCCATGAATATAAAGATATGGAAAAGCTTCGCCAATTGTTTTATGAAAGAGTTGGTAATACTCCAGATTTAGATAAATATGTTGATTTTTACAAGTGGGTTGACATAACATTAGATACACTTTTGGGTTATTTAGTGCCAGCATCTTCTGATATGGGAGATAGATATGGTTCAAATATTCGTACAATGGTGGAAAACACAGTACTTCACAGAAATAAATATAAGTGGCAATATCCAACTTTTGAAGACAAAACACCAGATATTGAAGGAAATATTCTTGGAATCAACGAGCTTCTTTATAATTGGGAATTTGGCTTTCATCCATTAAATTCTGAGGACAATAAATGTTTGTGGTGGAAAGAGCGCGCCGAACGAGGCGATGCCCTAACTAGTGGTGACACAAATGTCGACAGCAACAAGCAAACAATGCTCGATTCTATTATCAATGAAACAAATGCGACTGCTCCAACGTTGGGCTCTAGAGACACCTCTACAGGCGCAATTAGCACTTATCAAGGCTCTACATACGTTACTAGAAGATTAGCAAAGCCGCTAAGATTAAAAGTAGACGAATCACCAGTATATAAACAAAGCCCAAGTATGTATTCGAATAAGAATCCTGGCTTTTTTGATGCTATTAATAAGTTTAAAGAAGGGGATGAATACGGAATTGTACAAGTAAACAGCGAAGACGTGGAGAGCTTCAAGGATTGTAATGACGACCTTGCACTAAACAATGGAAAGAGAAAATACACATTTGCAGCAAAAAGTAAAATTGGTGGTGGTACGTTCTCAGATAGTGACAACTACAAGGGCCAAAAAATATTACCATTTAATTTATATAGTGGATCATTTACTGGTGGTGTGAAAGACACAATAAGTGATGGCTTTATGGAAGGTGCAGATATTACGAATCTCCATATGGACATATATGGCCCAGATTATGAAGTGCCAGTACAGGGCGCATTTACAGAGAAATTTGTTGGTGGGCGCCCCCATAGGCACATATTCAGTAATCTTAGGCCCAACAATTCATCACCAGATGGAATTGATGATCGACCAGAAGGTTGGAAATTGATTTTATCTTCCAGTATTTTAAAACTTGTAAATTCTGATTCTGGTAGCGCTAACACTCCGAAATCTCCATATTTTAGAGAAGAATATGCAAAACGCCCTGTAAATATTAAAAATATTAAGATGACAACCGGCTCATCAGCTGATGTTGCAGGTCGACCCGATATTGTTTTAAACACAACCAATATAGGAAATTATACGGACAATTATGAAGTTGTTATGACCAATGGCCGATCTATAAACAATAGATATCTTGCAGAAGCTCCGGATGGTCTTCCAACAACATATACTGATTCTACTGCAGTTTCTGGTGTTGTTGACTTCGCTATGCCACGAAGAGATTTAACAGGAAGTTCAAAGTCGATTATAGTTAACCGTTTTTCTGCCCCTGGAGATCCTGCAACAATGGGTCAAGGAATGCTTGATCCCGCCGCAGGTGAATACAGTGTATATAATTCCTTGATATGGAGAAACCTAAGTGTGAGAATGCCACTAGATGAGTGGTATACCAATCATGCAAATCAATTTGGCTTTTATAGTGACACACAAGTGTCTTCAGCATATGTTCTGGCTGGCGAAACTTATCCTGGTGGAAATAGTACAGTTTCTTCTGCTGACTATAGCGGAACAGGGTCATTTCACAAAGTTAATAGAAATCCGAAAAAAGTAAAGAAATATTCTTCTGCCACTAGTACAAGCAGTTTCGCTGATGATACTGTTTATGATAACTGGTTTGTACAACATCCAATCCCAAGAACAGACTTGCAGTATGCATGGATCACCGCGAGCGTTATTAACGGCTATAGTGGCGCCGCCCTATATGATTATGAGCAACCAGACTTTAGCAATGCAAGCCTAGCTTCTACAGACATTACATTTTGTAGCGCAAGTGATGTAGTTTCTATTGCTGAAACTGGCTCCAGCATATATCGTTATTTTGGTCAAGATAAGAATTCTAATTTTCCACTATCTGATCAGTCTCCATATACGGGCACTATATTTACTGATTTTGTCGGCTTAAATACCATTGTGTATGAGCCCATCACGTCATCTGAAAATAACCTAGGTTGGCCTCATAATAGTTGGGATGGTGCCAACTCAACTTACATAAACCCAAACACTCCCAAGTCTGCAAGCTCCGGCCTAGGTCAGTATGTTCCAAGGGCTGCGAGCAATGCCGCAGTTTTAAACAGCATTATCCTAAATCGTCAAGGCCCTTACGGCTGGCCATCATGGAAACAAATTAGAGGCGCTCAACATCCTGTAATGCGCTATAATTACAAAAATAATTTACAAACGTTTAAGAAATTAGGAACTATTGTTGAGAACAATGGCGCTATAGCAGCATCTTGGACAACTATATCTCAAAGTGAGCCGCCAATCACTTCGAAGTTCTGGCCACTTAAATATAATTTTGATTACAAGACTTCGCTGGGTAATGTCGGCACAACTAATATGTGGACTTCATATGGCAATGAAAAATCATATTTCACCTCACCACCAGATCCGAACATTACAGGCCTCACTAATTTGAATAATTCGAATTTAGTATGGTCGAAAGCTGGCCAAGTTGGAGAAACTTTGCAAGATGCTGATAATCAAATATTGGCATATGATACCATGAAAAAATATTTATTGTGGAACACTCCAGAATATATCAATGGAAGTGCAAACCCGATAGAAACATTTCACAAATTAGAGATAGTCGAAACGGTTTTCCCAAGAGAGCACTACACTTATAGAGCGATTGTGCGACAACGTGAAAACTTTTCTAATAATTTCTGGAGAGATTCACGTTCAGAAAGAAATACGACTACAATCAACTCTCAGGGTTTCGAAGCAACAGCTTCAGGCAAGGATCCAGCTAGCATGTGGAGCTTAGATAGTCGAGCAGATCTTAGCAGTACTAGTGCTGTTCCTGTAGGCTCGGGATCAGAAGGAGAGCTTCAGAATTCTTATAGTATTTTTTATAGCGGAAGCGATAAAAGCACTGTTCGAGCCGCTGCCACATATAACAGAAGAATACAAGAAAAAATAGATGGAGTTACATACTTTCTGGGCGACACACAATGGGAGGCTGGCGAACAGTCTGGTTATAACCCTTCTTATGACACTTATTCAGAATTTGTTCAAGATGTTCGAACCTTGGGTAAAGATTATGGTATAGTTCCGGAATATAGATTGAGCGAGCACATGGAATACCATGTTGTTGACAAGGCTTCTGATGGCGGCTTTTTTGCAAAAAATCCAAGCTGGCTGTCTCTTGCTGGCGCGACAATTTCAAGCAGTAATGATCCGGATCATGACAATATATATGGAGAGGGCTCATTTTATACGGTATATGCGAACAGTGATTTCATGAAATATTTTGAGCCAATTAACACAGACTTTAATGCTGTTGGTATGCCAACCCGACTTAAGCTTAAATGCAGTGCAATTACTAAATTTCTTCCATATGATGGGTTTTACCCTTCAGAGAGAACGGTGCAATTGGCAGAAATATTTAGTCAATCTTTTGGCCCAAATGCGACATTAATGGGAACAGACGCAAACTGGAAAACTCTTCTTACTCCATTTTTTGCTCCTGGTATAATGTACAATTCAATCAAATCTGGTATAGCTGTTGATTATCCAGTTTTTGATGAACCCCCGTCTAGCGTTTCTAGGGTAATTTTATCTGATTTTGATAAGCGTATTCCATTTGAGGCGATAGTTGATCCTGATTATTGGTTGTCTGGTTTAGGAACAATACACGATACAGAGCCCGATTCGAACCATGGTGCAATAGTTAGTAGTGGAAGTTTCGGAGCTTCCTCAAATAACCTTTTTAAATATGCGATTAACAACTTCATGGCTGAAGCGCCCCGCTTTTTCTTAGGCGGTACGGACGGTTATAATGGTAATCCATATGGACCACTAACCACTTTTGCTTCAAAGCCGACACAAGAAGGAACGGTCGAAGGGGTCGAAATGGATCCTCTAGGCGGCAAAGCAGAAGGAAATTTCATTTACTTCGAAGCAAATAAGTCTTATAAAATGAGGATAGTTTGCAGACATTCAAAAATAAACACTTTAGAGGCCATTAATAAAAATCCTGACTATCTAGACGGCACTGCTTCATATATATGGAACGAGCCAACTATTATGATGTATAACAGAGCGTTTAACCGCTCAGATACATCAGAATATGCGGATTTATACTATGATCTTAATAGTGGAGATCCTGAATCAGCAATTGGCATGCACCACGCACCTATTTATGGGTCGTCTTTTGGTCCACCGGTTTCGCAAGTCACCAGCTCTACTGATGGAAGTCAGACGGCTGGAGGATTTGAACCATATACTCCACCATATTATAATGGTTATAGCCATATAGAAATAACATATACACCAGAATATGCAGGCTACAAAACAATATCTGACGTCTTATCAGATGTTTCAGCCTCATACCACAGGGTGACTTTGCAAAGTGGTTCTAACGCTTCAAGGGCCCGTGACCAAGCAATGCACCTCTCTTCATCAGTTAATTGGAGACAAGTAGTAACAGAAGGGGGCAAAACTAGGTGGGTTATTCAACCAAAATGGGAGTCTCCAATATTGGACTTTAAAGAAAGTTCAATTACATTGCCAACAGTTGGTTCTGGTTCTGTAGCTAAGGGGATGTGGCATCAATACGGCTCATTGCCTCGTGCTGGCGCAGGAGTGTTTCTTGAAATACAATCACCTTCAAACACCGAAATTGGAGATAGCGTTGGAGATCTCGCTGATAAACTAGGTTTCAGCACAAATACGTCGAAACAATTAGGCCAAATTCCATCTAGTGGAAAAACTGTGAAGGAAGCAGTTGTTGCTATTCCATTTTATAAAAATTTCTGGGGCCAGAGAACGTTCTTTCATTTGAATAGAAAAACCATTAACTGGGCAATTGCAAAAATGGGCGGTGGTTATACAACAGATGAAGACTACATGTCAGCGAATAGTTTAAATGATTATGATTGGGTGTATAAACCATCCGGAACGGTTGTTGATATGGTCAAATCAATGTATAAATATTCTCTTCCTCCAAGCATTAATTTCTTGTTGCAGAAAGATAAGGCGCCATTTTCCATGGTCTTCTTTGAGTTTGATCACCATTTCACACAAGATGATCTGGTAAAAATGTGGCAGGGTATATTACCATCAGAAGATAGAAAAGATGCTGCTAGTGGCGTGCAGCACGCAGTTTCTGAAATTGAATTTGATATGAACTTATTATCCGGTCGCGAAGCTCTATATAGTGAGAACCCCGATCCAAGTACTTATAAGGGGTGGGACTTATTAAATGCCGTACCTGGAAATAAAACTGGAGATTTAGGATTTCCAACAGACATTCAATGGATGGTTTTTAAAGTTAAACAAAAAGCGGCATCGCACTACTATAGCTTAACTGCAGATAGAATGGATGATTATGGAAGCCCAACATTGAATTATTTATTAGACCCAACTCCTTTGTCATTCCTTCCACAATTTAAGTTTTGGGAAACTGGCGCCATGAGTTTATTGTCTACAGTTGAAAAAGCAGAAAATATTTATCGATATAATTGGCCTTACGATTTCTTCTCTCTAGTTGAGTTGGCAAAAATTGATAAAACAATTGTTATGGAACAAAGAAAAGAAATTCCTGACACTTTCCCAAATATAGGAAGTTTAGTTGATCTACTTCCAGATTTGAATATGAATTTTATACCATTTTTTGATAGTGTAACGTCAGTTGATCCAAATATTTTAAGAGGGCCATATCCTACTGAAGATTTTATGGATGGATCAGGTTTACCGGGATGGACTAAATTTCCTGAATGGGTACCCGATATCAGCCCTGTAGATTTAGGTCGAAACCCTGAACGTACACAGGCAGAAAGAAATAGGCAAAATCGAGAAAACACTTTTGATCAAAACATACTGCAATCGTTTTCAGCTACTCAATTTGTGAGTTTACAGGCTCAAAATATAGCAAATAGTGCTTTACAGCCAAATTATCTACAAGGCACAATAGATAAGAGCATTGATATCAATACTGCTAAAGGCACACAAAAAAAAGATAAGCCTAATTATTAAGAAGGATATTTAGATGACATTTGCAAACCAAAAAGAAGAAACACTTAATTTAGAACTCACATCTTATGGTAGGTATCTATTATCTCTTGGGAAGTTTAAGCCACATCAATATGCCTTCTTTGACGATGATATTATATATGATAGGCAGTTTGTTGGCACCGGCTCATCAGATAAACCAACGGAATTACAAAACGACATTGAGGGTAGAATACAAGAAGAAACCCCCAGGCTTAAGCCACAGAGCATATATAGGGGCGCTGAAGTTGGAGTGTTTTCTGAAAATGCAGCCCACGTAAATAATTTGATGCCCGGTGTTGTAGCTGCGTCGGAGAAAAAGTCAGCCGACTTTTTATTGGAGACTGCAGACTCTTCTTATATATATTCTGAGCCTCTTGGCAACTCTGCCTTTAATTCAAATAATGTAGCAGCTTGGGACATAGCTTTTTATAAGAATTATTTGAATAGCGCAACGATGGCATGGACAGGCTCAAATGATGTTATACCCACGACTTTCATTCCGCAGTTAAATTCAAACATACAATATGAAGCACACTTTTATCCACCTGATCCAGATTACAAGTGGGAAGATGAGCCACCGCAATATTTATATGATTTTGCAGACGAAAATGTGGCTGGAAATTTAGAAATTTATGATAATTTGAATATTCCATATAAGTTAGATGGGAATAGTGGTTATATAACTGTTTTTGATGATTACGCTGTATTAAAAGTGGAAGAGGCAAATACAGATTTTGAAAAAGAAAACTTTGAGGTAGAAGTTTTTTTAGTAGAATCTGAAGCTGTTAATAACAACCCGGAAGTGCTTTCTAAATTGTATTTTTATGATGGTCTTGGTGATCCAACTAAAAAGCATATTGAATATTTTTTCCAAATAGAGGTTGATTTCGAAATCGATGAAGAAGAATTTTGCGACCTTCGCGGAAATAAAGAAAAAGTTAAAAATATTTACACAGATAATATATTTAATTGTTCTGGTGAAGGTACATTAGGTTTAGGTCAAGCAAATATTTATGGTACTGCGGAAAATCAAGAGATAGGAGATGTGTGTGACTAATGGCAAACTTTAATTTCAATGGAATAACAGACCCTATATTACCAAGCGTATACATCAATAAGATCACTTTAGATGGTGCCGAAGCAGCGCTTAATAAAATAGCTGCTAACAAAAATTCTGTAATAGATGCACATATTGCAGAGGAAAACGTTGCGGGTTATGTAGCAAAGGAAGGAGATTATTCTGCTCCAAAATTAATTGTTACATATGATTTGCTTCTAGAAGTTGAAGATATATATGATGATATTATTGAATCATCATTTGTCAGCGATATTTTTAAGCACATCAATTTACATGTTGTAACTCTCAAGGGGACAAGAGGCAAACAAGCGTATAGACATCTCTTAAAGACTGATACCGGTAAATTTAGCGAAAAGTTAACCATAAGTCGCTTGATTCATGGCGCTCCAGGTTTTCTGGGATTAAAGAACACTGGCATATGGCCAACAATCGGCGCTGGCACAAAGTTGATTTCAGACACAGACTTTAAATATAGTAAAAAAACCTTAGACAATATTATTGAAAACCAGCATATACCAGCCAATAAAGACACTTTGGCGACAAGCCTGCAATATGGGCGAGATTTTATTAAACAGAAATATCAACATATTATGCCAGATGGCAGAACAATTTATAAAATTCCAGTTAAAGTTAAACAAGAAATTTCTGGACATTCTTTTCCAAATGATCTGGCGGCAATTGTAGTGTGTTCTCTAGATACAACCAGCATGCTTGAAGACTATGAGGGCTTTGATTCACTTGACCCTAATGTGGTCGACC